GAATTGCCCCCTGCCTGGGCGGGCTCATCTGATCACGCGCGGGCAGGGGTTCCGGCTGTACGTCACCGTCTGGCTGTTTGGCCGTCGGTTTCACTATATGTGGCCTGGGTGATCACCGCTGGCCAGCCCGACACAACGTGTCAGGCTGGCCTACCGTGCACACCCGCATGACAACAAGAGGAGAGACGCATGAAACAATTTGGATTCGACTGCAGGCTGAACGCTGTGGTCAGGGTGACGGCTGTGAATGAAGACGCCGCCCGCAAGCTGGCCAGCGAGGTGCTGGACTGCTGCGAGCCCGACGACAATTTCCTGACCGGGTACAACAGCAAGATGGACGAAGGGGTTCGGATAACAGAGCTGAGCCTGAGCCACGACTGGCAAGAGCTGGACCTGATCGATGACGATGCCATCGCGGACGACAACTACCGCGACGCTGCGCGCGAACACTGGGCGGAGGATGGCAAGATCGAAATCGACGGCGAGGCTTTGGTGTCGCCGAGTGCTGACGGCGGTGCCTATGTGCAGGCGTGGCTGTGGATCGGTGATGACAAAGCGAAGGCCAGCGAATGATGCACGGCACGTACACCGGCAACGAAACCGTGGTGGCCCGGCATGGCCGGACCATCAAACTCAAAGGGCAGACCGCCTTGCTCCAGCCATCTGGCCTGGGCGGTCACCTGCGCGCGCAGTTCGATAATGTCACCGACCTGCCGCTCGACTTAACCCATAGCTGGGTATCGTTCCCGGCGCACCACTGGAAAATCGATGAAAGCGAGGACGCATGAACAACGAGCAGAGAATCGAAAGCATAGAGGGCCATCTGGCCGAGTTCGCCAACACCATGGGAACCCAGGACGAGGAGATCACCACCCAGATCGGTGACATGATCGGCAACCTGCTGCACATGGCACGGCAGCACACCAGCTCGACAAACGAGGCGCTGGAAGTGTGCCGCTCCGGCGTCATGCATTTCATTGCCGAACGCATGGCCGAAGAGATCAACGGCAAGGACGTGCACGACGATATCGGGCCGGACGTGGACGTGGAAATCAAGGCGGAGGTGCCGTTCTGTAACGTGGCTTTCACGTCACGGACGAAAAAATTCGACTGGTAGGCATTGACACCATAGTCCACAATGTGTGAACATAGTTGATACTGCAAATGTAACGTTTTTAGAGGAGAGAAACATGCGCTAACCCAAGGTGATGACGCATCGTTACGGGCAGGCCCCACCCCTGCCCCGTTTCCATGCGCCAGCATGACCCCACTAACCAGGAGAGAAAATCATGGGTTTAGACGTACATCTGTATCAGTATTTCGACGTGGCCAAAGCCGACGAGATGGAGGACGCCTACGACAAAGGCACCACCGCTATCTGGGACAAGATCACCGGCGGCAAGGGCTACGACAAGTGCAGCGACGCCGAAAAGGACGAAGCGCGCAAGCAGTCTGCCGAGCTGGGTGACAAGCTGGGCATGGTCAAAGGCGAGTACGGCTGGCATTCTATCCCGGACACGATCCAGCGCGAGGCCGTGGTGCCGGATTCCGAGATCGACCCCGAGCATATGTTCAAGCTGAACTATCTGCGTTCCAGCTACAACGAGGGCGGGGTCAACCACGTGGCCAAGATCGCCACCGGCAAGGACGGGCTGTACTGGATTTTCGACCGCGAGCGCGACGAGGAATACCGGTTCCAGCCTGACTGGAATCAGTCGCACATGCGGGCGCTGGAGCTTGCCCGCGAGCTGGAAGCCAACGCCGAAGCGAACGGCGGCGACCTGATCGTCATGGAGGCGTCGGTCAATATGTTCTCGGACCCTGCCGAGGTGGCTGCCAGATGCTCGTCGAAAGAGGACGCGCTGAAGCTATTCAAGGACGAGCTGGAAAAGAACAAAGACAGCGAGCCGTTCGGCGGTGGCGGCTACAGCAACGGCATCGGCGAGTTCTACATCAACGATCCGCTGCAGCTTGTCGGCATCATCCACGGTGGCTCGGACAACATCATGGCGTCACTGGTTGGCGGCGCGGGTTCCAAGCCGTGCACCTATCTGGTGTGCCGTGGCTCGGATGACCGGCTGAAGTCCTACGTGGACAGCCTGCGCATCACTGCGGAGATGTGCGAGTTCGTCCTGAAGCATGACACGCCGGAGCAGTTCTATCTGCATTGGTCAGCCTGACGATCCTGAGCGGGGGGTTCCGGCCCCCTGTTTTCCCCGCCCATACCCAGAAAGGACCGGGCCATGAAAGCGACCATCGAAATAGACCTTGAAGCATTTTCAGTACCCAATTTCGTGCGTACCAAATCATTGAGCAATGACGAAGAGGGGACAGCCATATCAATCAAAGACCTGGACCCGCTGACCCTGGACCGGCTTTGCAACGAGTTCAGGGCTCAAGTGTTTAAGAAAGCAGGGAAGCAGGAACCGCCACAAGCCGTTTTTGCAACATAGCCCCGTTAAAAAAATTTTGGAGAGATCAACATGGACGTGAACCTCACGACACTTTCAGCCGCCATTGGCGGTGCTGAGAAATGGAGCAAGCAATGCCACGCGGCAAGCCTTGCCATGATCCGCAGCGGCCTGCTGCCTGAAGGTTCACGCGTGGCGCGTGGACACCACCCTGTTGTTGGCTACAGCCAGCACTCATGGGTGACCACCGGCTCACCATATGACCGGAATGCCACCATCTACGACGCCACGCTGTGGAGCTACAGGCCCAAGTGGACCGAGCCACACATCGACGTGGCCCTGTCGATGACGCCAGAGGCCACAGCCTATGTGCCGCACGGCACCGGTCACTTCATGCAGCACGGCCCGCCGCCGCCAGCCTACGAGGATGAGATCACGCTGGACGTTGAGTGGTCCAGCGAGGCGGCGGCGTTCTTCACGCTGATCGGCCACGGCCTGGACGTGCGCGGCTGGTATCATCTGGCGCAGACGCCGGTTGAGGGCTGGCCAGCGAAAGAGATCATCACCGCCATGTACAAGGATGAGCGGCTGAAGGCGCTGATTCCGATTGACATTGTCGGCATGGTCACGGACGAAAACCCGGGCGATTTGTACTGGTAAACGCAACAAGGTGATTGACGTAGCTTTTCACATAGCGTAAACTACGTCCACCTTACAGAAACGAGGTAAACTAAATGGATGCTTTAATTCGCTGGCTGGACGCCAAGCAAGGACGACGGCTCGCCCTATCGCACGATCTGAACCTGACACGATCGGGTGTGTCCCAGATGCTCAATCGCGAGTACCTGCGGACCCCGTACATCGAGAAGGTGCACGAGGTAACCGGCATTCCGCTGAAGTACCTTGTTCGTCGAATTGGCCATGGTCTGGGCGAAATGGAATTGACCGAGCTGGATGCCATCGCGCGCAAGCGTGAGTTGGTTGAACAGGAACAACAACTTGCCGAGCAGCAGGCCAAGCTGCGCGGTAAATAGGGGGATGCAATGCTGTTTAAACTCTTGATGACCATAGGCTTGTCGAACGGAATCTCGATCAACATGCAGGACGAGCCGAAGTTTTACTCCACCACCCTGGTCGGGTGCATGGAACGTGCCGCCGACATGGTCAAGCGCGTGGACGCCGAGTTCTCGACGAGCATGAACGTACGCGTGTGGAAAAGCTTGACTACCTGCATACCGGTCGAGCAAGCGGACCTGTAATGCCCGCTGAAGGCGAGCTGGAGCGCAAATGCCTCAAGCTCGCCGAGGCTCGTGATTACCTGATGCCGAAGTGGTCGAGCCCCGGCAACCGGGGGGTGATGGATCGCATACTGCTCAGGCCCGGCAGGGTCACGTTCATAGAGTTCAAGCCGCCGGGCGGAAGGCCTGAGAAGATACAGCAGTACTGGGCAGACGTGCTGCGCAACGTGTTCGGGATGGAGGTGGCCACGATCACCTCTGTTGAGGAGTTCAACGCACTACTGGATGACAACAACGGAGAGAAAACATGGGAAGGTTCATGGAATGGCTGAGAGGCCTGCTGCATACCCCGCGATACATGCCTTGTGACGTCTGCCACAGCCTGATGCGGATCAACGGCTACGGCCTGTGCGAGGACTGTCTCGAGGAGTACTGGGGGTATGGCCGGTGACGACGCCTAAGCTCAGCAAACCCCATTTACAGCCGCGCACCATCGGGCGCAGCAGACTGCAGCAACTGGCTATCGAGTATGCTCGAGCCAACGGCGATATAGATCGGGGAGTTTACGAGCGTCTGTTCGATGAGGAGATAACCGACAAATGAAGACGCCTAAGCTCAGACCATACCAACTGCGCGGCAAGGCGTGGATCGTAGCGCGCCGCTTCGTCCTGATGCTACTGCCCATGGGCGCTGGCAAGACGGCGATCTGCTGTGACTGGATCGCCGACTGGGACATCCGCGTGCTGGTGGTGGCACCGTTACGCGTGTGCCTGACGGTGTGGCCGAAAGAGCTGAACTTCTGGGCGCCGGGCGTCACTCATCGCGTCGTCCACGGCGAGCTGCGCAAGCGCAAACGTGCCATGGAGCAGGATGCCGAGGTCACCATCGTCAACTACGACAACCTGACATGGTTTCTCGAGACCCAGGTGCTGGACTATGATGCCATCATCTTCGACGAGCTGACCGGCATGAAGAACTGGAAGTCGAAACGCTTCAAGGCCTACATCAAGCGCCGCAAAAAGTTCGAGCGGTTCATCGGCCTGACCGGCACGTTCACAGCCAAGGGCGTGATCGATACCTATGCCCAGGTGCGCGCCATCGATGGCGGCAAACGGCTGGGCAAGACGCTGACCGCGTTCCGTGCCGCGTTCATGATCAAAGGTTTCATGGACTGGGACTGGAAGCCGAAACCGTTCTCGCTGCGCCAGATTATGAAGCGGGTCGCCAACATCGCGTTCACGGTGACCGACGAGGAATACCTGTCCACGCTGCCGCCATTGGTGCCTAACATCATCAAGGTGCAACTGCCGAAGGAAGCACGCGAGACCTACAGCGAGCTGATGAAGGAATACATCGCCACGCACGGGCCGGACATCCTGTTCACACCCAACGCGGCGGCGCTGAACAACAAGCTGCAGCAGATTGCTAACGGCTGGGCGTATGCCGGCGGTGTCTTCGATCCGAAGACGGGTAAGAAATCACCGGTGACCGCGGTCAAAATTCACGACGCCAAGCTTGATGCGCTGGACGAGATCATCGACAGCCAGCAGGGCGCGCCGACCATGATCGTCTACCGCTACAAGCACGAGCTGGACGCCATGATGAAGCGTTTCCCCGGCACGGTCATGAACGAGGAAGACCCTGAAGAGGTGGTGGACGCGTGGAACCGCAAAGCCATCACCAACCTGTACGTCCACCCGCGCAGCGCAGGTCACGGCCTGAACCTGCAGTATGGCGGCAACGTGCTGGTGTGGCTCGGCCTGACGTGGTCCTACGAGGAGTTCTCGCAGGTGATCAAGCGACTGCTGCGCTCCGGCCAGACCAAGCCGGTGTTCAGCCACGTGATCATGGCCGAGGACACCGTCGATCAGGATGCCATGGATCGTGTCGAGCAGGAGCGGCTGTTCGATGAAGAGATGATGAAAGGCCTGCAGGAAGAGATGAGCAGGCAGTAACACATGCGAGCTGCGCCATGGCCGAGGCGCAGATCGGCACACAGTAACGGCCAGAGGAGAGACTAGATGAAACGTATTATGACAATGATTGTGATGGGCAGTCTGCTTGCCCTTGCCGCCTGCGGTGAGAGCGTGCAGGTGCCACCGGCCCACAAGGGCAAGATCCTGACCAAGAACGGCTATGCACCGGAGACGGTGACACCCAGCAAGTTCAGGCTGGCACCGTGCTGGGCGTATTGCGACAAGCTGATACTGATGCAGGCCGGTGATGAGGGCATCAAGGAAACGTTCCGGCTGTTCATGCCGCGCGACCAGCTCAACATGAGCTTCGATGTGCGGTTCATCCTGGCCATCCGGGACGACGAGGCCAGCATCGACAGCGTCTTCAACCGGGTCGTGCCTAAGCGGTACGAGAACTACAACCAAGCGCTGATCACGACAGAGCGTATCTATGCGATCTACGGCAAACCGGCCATGCGCGAGGTCGTCCGCTCGGCCATGGCGAAGTACTCCATCAACGAGGTGGCCAGCAGCCGCGAGCGTGTAAACGCTGAGCTGACCGAGGCCGTCGCGGGGGCACTCGGCAGCACGCCGATCACCATCAAGCGGTTCTCGATTGCCGACGTCCAGTTCCCTGACGTGATCACCAAGCAGAAGGAAGTTGCGGCCCAGCGGCGCATCGAGATCGAGGAGCAGGAAGCCAAAAAGCAGATCGCTCTGGTGCAACTGCAGACCGAGCTGGAAAAGGCGAAGCTGAACCGGTCAGTGCGGCGTGAGAAAGCCGAGGCTGCCCGCGAGGAGAACGCCATCTATGCGGAATCAGTGACCGACAAGTACCTGGATTACCGCAGGCTCGAGGTGCTCGAGGCGCTGGCCAAGAACCCCAACACGGTGTTCGTGCCTATGGAAGCGCTCGGCTCGGTCGGCATGAACCAGCGCGTGTTCGTCGGAAAGGCAGGTCAATAATGGACTGGCAGCTCCTGAACCTCGGGTTCGGTGCCGTGAGGCTCGCAATTTTCGCGAGCCTGTTCGGCCTCACCATCGCGCTGGCCCGCTGGGCGTTCTGGCGCATCACTGTATCGAGCAACATGAAGCACACCAAGAAAGAACGCAGGCTCATCAACTTCCTGTTCCTCGGCCTGTGGCTGGTGCCGTGCATCTGGATGGCGTTCGGCACGTCGGCCACCTACGGCCCACGCGTGACACTGGACACGCCACGGTTCACAGCGCCGAAGACCACCGAGCTGCCGCCGATGCAAGACCTGTCGCCGAAGGTGACCAAAGACCAGGACCGCATCAAGCAGATGCGCGATCTCACAGGACATGAGGAGTAGTCATGGAAATCGTCAAAGAGCGTCCGCCGAATTACGAGCGGATCCTCGAAGTGTTCCCGCATGCGCGGGGCATGGAGGTGTTTTTCGCCTACGCACCGTACATTTATGCGCCACGCGGCGGCGAGCTGCCGAAGGTGCTGCACAACCACGAGGCGCTGCACATCGAACGCCAGGGCGATGATCCTGCCGGGTGGTGGGACAAGTACCTTACTGACATCCAGTTCCGGCGCAACGAGGAGTTGGTGGCCCATGTCATGGAGTACCACGACCGTGCCGCCATGGAAGGTGGTGGCCGATCGGCACGTCGCCGGGCGCTGGCAGAGACGGCTCGGCGGCTGTCGCACCGGCTGTACGGCCCGATGTTCAGCAAGGCTGGCGCCACTCGTGCATTGAAGCATGCGATCCAGAAGGACTAGGTTTTACACAGCTCAAAATCCCGGAAAAAATTTTTCGGCCAATGCAACGGAGAGAAAAAATGATGGAACTGCCACTGAAAAAGGCAATGTATGAGCTGCGCGGGGCACGTGAGGTCATACCGGTGACGTCACGCATGTCGGTGAGCCGGCACTCGGAGCCGGAAGGCTCCTATGTGGCGCGCGATGTGCAGTACCGCATCACCTACGAGGCCAAGTTTCAGTTCCGCATAATCCTGCCGGACGACGGCGAGGCGCTGCAGTATGGGCATGCCAAAGCCGTGCACGTCATGACGGAAGAATTGTATGGCCCGCTGCGCACCGAGCTGCTCGAGATATTGCACCTGATGTGGGAGGAAGGCATCTATGGCCCGGCGGAGCAGAAGGTCCGCAACATTCTGAGGATATTCACATGACTGACAAAGCACCACGCCCCAGACTTCGCAGCCCGCAGACTCCACATCTGGTGGACAAGCATGGCTACGGTGTCATCAGCCGCCAGATCAGTGACATGGTCAGGCAGCATCATCTCGATGTCTACAAATACATCGAGCATCTCGAGCTGGAAGTTGACCGGCTCGAGGACGAGCTTGTTGAAGCAAAGAGGGGGAAGGCGTGATTTGCAAATTCGCTCAGCTTGAGCGATGTTACCACAGCAATATCGCAACGCGCCAAGGCGCACAGAGAGGAGATTACCAATGATTAAGAGAGCTTTGATGTCTATCGCCGTCGCGGCTGGACTTGCCCTCGCCACCATGAGCGTGGCGTCTGCTGCTGACATGGTGGCGCCGAAGACACAGGTGACCACCGCGCCTTCTATGTTCTATGGCGGGGCACTGATCGGTGGTGTGTTCACACACGACACGGAAGCCGAGTTCGCCGGAACCACATATGATGTGACCGTTGATCCCGGCATCAGGTTCGGTGCATTTGTCGGTGTGAAACTCACTGACGCCATCCGTGCCGAAATCGAGGCAACACGAGCTGCCACGGACACCGCAACGACGGTGTCTACCTCTGAGACCACGGCCACCACGCTGATGCTCAACGTCCTGTACGATGTTCATGCGATCCAGGTGCCGATAGGCCCCTTCGCGCTGACCCCGTATGTCGGCGCAGGTGTCGGGTTAGCATTCGTGGACACAGACGCTGTGATTGGTGGTCTGGCTTTCAGTGGCGATGACATGGCGTTTGCCCAGCAGGTGCTGGCCGGCGTGACTGTGCCGCTGACTGATCGGCTCGCTTTTCGGGGCGGCTATCGGTTGCAGCACATCAACGAAACCGGGGACAAGGGTGTGACTGTGGACGGCACATGGTCTCACGGTGTCGAGGCTGCACTGATCTTCCACTTCTGATTGGCAGGGGGTGGCGCCGGGCTCCGGCCCGGCGTCACTAACACGGAGAGAAAACATGAGCGAAAAAGTAGTCCCTCTCGGAAACATCACTCGGCTGAACATACCCCCCGATCGCGTCCTTAAGGCGGCCATCGGTGAGTTCGACGACGATGGTGTCGTGATCATGGGCTGGGATAAGAATGGCGAACTCTACTTCGCATCATCCATAGCCAGTGGCGCAACAGTGGTATGGCTGCTGGAGGCTTGCAAGCGGCGGCTGATGGAGCCCGGAGATGACTGACCAGCCCAGAACACGCAGCGGCGGAGCTGGCATGCTGCGCAAGCATCTTCATCGGCCTGCGGATACTGAAGAACGCCTTCCGCAACCCGAACGTGACACAGGACTGATGATACAAACCGGTGTCATCCTGACCGTCGTAGCCATCGTGGTGACGATGTATGTAACCTTCAACTGAGGAGAGAAGACATGAGCAAAGAACTTCCCGAAAACGTATCGCAAGCGATCCGCGACTACCTGAACAGCACATCGCTGAAGGCTGATGCGCTCAAGCAAATGAGCGTGCTGGCGGACAAGGTCGAAGAGCAGGAGAAGCAGCTCGAGGAGACCAACAACAGGCTGGCACTCGTCAAGCGTGAGCGCGACAACTTCCACCGGGAGATAGATCGGATCGCGGTTCGCGAAGAGAGATGCGGTGCGCGTGAGGTTGCTGTCGCCGAGCGCGAGGCCAAGATGCACGACCTGGAGGTGCAGACTGCCGTCGCCAACGGGAAGGCGTCCGTCTACCACACGTGCTTCGAGCTGACGATGCGCAACTCCGTCATCAAGAAAAACAGGTTCGGCAGCGTGCCAGTGGCGGACGGCAGTGGCTACCCTACCATCCAGTCTACCAGCGAAGACACGACGGAGACCGTCGAGTAAACCCACCCCCAACTATCGGAGAGAAAACACATGACTGATGACATGAACGGCGCGCCGGTTGACACCCGCCCGCCCACCTTCCAGGAGATCGCCCACGACTGGGCCAAATTCTGCTTCGGCGAGGAGACTGTCGCCAACAAGAACGAATGCTGCGCCCGCTTCCTCGAGGAGGCGCTCGAGCTGGTGCAGTCTCTCGGCTTCACCCGGACAGACGCGTACCAGCTAGTCAACCATGTCTTTGACCGGGACGAAGGCCGTCCGTCGCAGGAAGTCGGTGGCGTCTGCGTCACTCTGGCTGTGCTGTGCGGCGCGTGCGATCTGAACATGCTCGACTGTTCCATCGAGGAGATGAATCGGGTGCGTCACCCCGATGTGATGAAGCGTATCCGGCAGAAGAATGCCAACAAACCGCAGTTCTCGCCGCTGCCGGGGGTGCCTGACGATGGGTGAGGCTGTCAACCATCCCGTCCACTACGGTGGCGAGGACGACCCGTACGAAGCCATCAAGGTGATCGAGGCGTGGGGTCTGGGCTTCTGCCTAGGTAACACCGCCAAGTACATCTGCCGCGCTGGTGTCAAGCCCGGCGAGGGGCGGCTGAAAGACCTGAAGAAAGCGCGGTGGTATCTGGACCGCGAGATCCAACAAGAGGAGAGAGCAAATGAAAATCGCACCGATCGCGGTTGAATACGTAGACCACATGGGTGGTGACCTGACCGTCGTCAACGCCGCCCGCGTATCGTTCGGCAAGCACGTCGCGCAGATGAAGGACAGCGATGCGAAGCTGATCAAGTACCTTGCTGACCACGACCACTGGTCGCCGTTCGCACACGCCGCCTTGTCGGTGCGCATCAAGGCCCCGATCTTCGTGGCCCGGCAGCTCGTCAAGCACCAGATCGGCCTGAGCTGGAACGAAGTCAGCCGCCGGTACGTGTCGGACGAGCCTGAGTTCTTCCTGCCTGAGCAGTGGCGTGCAGCACCGACCGACGGCGCCAAGCAAGGCTCGAGCGATGGCGCAGGTCTGGACCAGAGTCTATGCGATGAGGTGCTTGACCACGTGGGCACGACTGCACTCCTCGGGTACAACAGCCTGCTGAAGCAGGGTGTGGCCCCGGAGATGGCACGTATGGTGCTGCCGCTGAACATGATGACCGAGTGGGTCTGGACCGGCACCCTCTATGCGTTCGCGCGGGTGTGCAATCTCCGGCTCGACAGCCACTCCCAGCCCGAGACCACCCAGGTTGCCGAGCGGATCAGCACGCTGTGCGGCGCGCAGTTCCCGGTCTCGTGGACGGTGTTGGTTACCCATAAGGGGGTGCGCGATGACGATACGTAAGCCGGGTGACACCGAGGAAATCTACTGCTGCTCGTGCGCTGGCCTTGTCGACGCTGTCTGCATCACCGGCGCGGACGTTTACCCGCACCGCAAGGCCCTGCACAAGAAACTGTTCTGGCAGTGCCCGTTCGACGACCTGTATGTCGGCACGCACGGGGCCACGGGCGAGCCGCTGGGCTCGATACCGACCAGCTCCATACGTCGGCTCCGCCAGGACGTTCATCGTGTGCTGGACCCGCTGTGGAAGACAGGGACGTGGGATCGCAGCGCCATCTACCGAGAGATGAGTAAGCGGCTGGGGTTTCACGACTTCCACACGGCCCAGCTCAACAACGAGCTGGACTGTCGGCTCGCATTCAGGGCAGCACGGCAGCTGCAGAAGGAGGCACTCGATGTCGATGAAAATCCATAGCACCGAGGCGTGGGAGATCGCCAGCCACTGGAGCTGGTTGCTGGCCTCGGACACTCGCACGCTGGCCGCGATGGTTGACAACCTCGTGAACAACAAGCTCGAGGAGGCAGCGAGCGCTATCGACAAATCGATGACCGCGAACGACGCGGCCAAATTGATAAGGGAGATGAAGCATGTCTGAACGCATGATCAAGTATGATTTCTGGCTGACGCTGGGCCGCAACGGCTCAGTGAAAGCGACGAAGCGAGCGCCCGGCCTGCACACTGACGAGCGTGGTATGCACTGCAACGTGGAGCTGCCGCTCAGTTTGTTCACCCGGCCATCGCTGCAGGCCACGATACAGGTGCCGGCCATCGACACGACAGTGCCAGCCATCGATATCGAGGCGGCTGAGACAGCGCTGTCCAAGGTGATCGGCGCCACCGTGAGGATGGAAGTCCTGCCACCGGAGCGTGAAGATGAATCTGGCTGAGTTGAACACCCGGGTCGATGCGATCAAGGAAAAGGCCGGGTTCTTCATGGCCAAACGCCGGAAGGACAGAGAGCTGTACGCCGTGCTGGCCGAGACCCTGTCGCTGTGCGAGGAGGTCGAGAAGAACGGCCTTCAGGAGACGTTCCGCGTACAAATTGCAGCGCAGGCCAAGGCCGACCGCAACAGGGTGTACGCCGAGAGGAAGTCGGACGTCTACATCGTGGTGGGCCGGGCGGTGTTCGAGCCTGAGCTGAACCGGGGATCGTCCTGGCGGTACTGCTCAGCCATGCGCGAAGCAGCCAAGCGTGACATCAGCGGCACCGATCTGGCCGGGTGGCTGGGCGAGAACGGGGGCGTGAAGACCCTGTTCGAGGGCCGGGGTGTGCTGGCCAAAGCAGTGACGACACGGACCCTGCACCTCAACAAATCGGTGCAGGTGTCCAGGACTGAGCCGTTCATGCTGACCCTGCAGATGGATCACCGTGGTTTTTTCAATGTGGTAACAAAAAGTTCGCCCAGTTGACATTTTTAAATTGACATTCTTGTTGGCGTTTCGTAGACTTTGGGCAAGGTGATCCACGGATCAGCTATACGAAACCCGAAAAGACAGATGAGGAGAGAAGAGACATGACGAAACATTCGAAGACCGTCGGTAGCTCGACGGCAGCACGCGTAATCGCCTGCCCCCGTAGCTTCACACTATCCAAAGACATCCCCAACGTTGAGAGTTCGTACGCTGCCGAGGGCAGCATGCTGCACGAGGCATGCGAGGTCATCCTCAACGGCGGGGTCGATAAAGACACGGACGTCATCGGCATGGAGACCGAATGGGGCACGGTCACCCAGGAGCTGTATTACGAGATGGTCGACCCCGCCATGAAGGCGTTCGACAAGCTGTTCGATGACCGGTTCGAGTACCTGACCGAGCAGATTTGTCACCTGCCTGACGACATCGTGCCCGGCGCGTTCGGCACCGCTGACGTCCTCGGCCAGCTCGACGTTAAAGGCGCCGGCGAAAGCTACAGCGCCATCCTCGACTGGAAGTTCGGGCGCGGCGTGGCCGTCCCGGCTGAAGACAATAAACAACTCCTGTTCTGTGCATCGGCTGGCCGTGAAACCCACCCGAAGATGTTCCAGAGCGACAAGATCTTCGGCATCATTGTACAGCCCGGCTTCAGTCACGATCCCGATGTGTGGCAGTTCACGCACGACGACGTCGATCAGTTCGAGGAAGAGCTGGAGGCAGCGTGGCAGAAAGTCGAAGACGCCCCCCTGAAGGAAGGCAGCCACTGCATGTTCTGCCCGGCCAAGGCCCTGTGCCCGGCCAAGCACGAGAAGATCAAGCGTGTTCAGACACTTAACATCCAGCGCACCAGCCTGCCCGAGAACGAATACATCGAGGGCAAAGACCTGAGCGAGCTGCTGTCCATGGCCACCGACGCCGAGGAGTGGGCCAAGGCAGTGAAGAAATACGCCCACGAGGAGATGGAGCGCGGCGTGCGCATCGACAACTGGAAGCTGGTGAACAAGCGAGCCACCCGTAAGTGGATCGATGACGAAGCAGCGGCCAAATTCCTCAAGGGCTGTCGGATGAAGAAGGCGGAAATCTTCCCCGCCAAGCTCATCACGGCACCACAGGCAGAGACGTGGCTCAAGGCCAACACGCCTGAAGGACGTGCGACCACCATTCGCACCAACAAGTTTGAGGAGCTGATCACAAGTCACTCCTCAGGCACCACCCTGGCGCCGGAATCTGACAAGCGCCCGGCGGTGGAAACTACCAACGAGAAACTGAGCAAACTGAAAGGTATAGAAGCATGAATCAGGTAGCACCATTCGAGGGCAAGCCCCTCGCGAAGAACGCACTGCAGGATCGGCTGAGCCGGTTCAAGCAGACCCGCCCGAAGTCGTCCGACGGCTCGATCTTCCTCAAGATGGCAAAGGATGGCGAGTGGTCATTCGGTGCCGAGGAAGAGATCCCCGAGGAAGACAGCCGGTGGGCATGCAACCCCAACTCCGTCCAGCAAGGCTACATCTGCTGGCCGCGAAATGAGGAAGACCGTGGCGGCGGTCCACTCGACGAGCAGATGTACGACGCCGGTGATGACATTCCTTTCCTGGCTGACATGCCGCACCGTGAAGGCGGTGAGTGGACGGACCAGCTGTCGATCGGCATGAAGTGCATGAACGGCGAGGACAAGGACGTCGAGGTCGTCTACAAGACCAACTCGAAGTCCGGTGTTCGCGAGCTGAACGCTTTGATTGATGATATCATCGGTCAGGTCGAAGCTGACGGCGCGCCGATCCCTGTTATTGCGCTCAAGAACGATTGGTATAAGCACAAGAAGTACGGTAAAATCTACACTCCTGTGCTGGAGATTGTCGACTGGCTTGACGTGAGTGGCCAGTCCACAGGCGACGACGACGCTGAGCCCGAGAAGGAAGCCAAGCCTTCGACGCGATCACGCAGGGCAAAGGACAAGGCAGAGCCGGAGGAGGAGCCCAAGTCACGCTCCCGCCACAAGGCAAAGCCTGATGCCGATACGACTGCCGATGCAGATGCTGACGCGGGTGACGACGAGGGCGATGCGCCCGCGCCTGAGCCCGATGAAGCACCAGCCCCGCGCCGTCGCAGGCGCCGTTCCTAGCACCCGGCGGACTATCGCCGGAAGGTCAGAGTGATCTGACGCCAAGACCCGGGCAGCCGTGTTCCAAGCCCCCCATATTTGGATGGCTGCCCGGACTTCACACATCGGAGAGAACCATGCAAGACGTTTTACACTTCGACTACGAGACCCGCAGCCGTGTCGATCTGCTGACCCAGGGTGTCTACAACTACGCAATGGACGAGAGCACGCAGGCGCATTGCGTCGGCTGGGCTTTCAACGATGAGGACGTTGCGATGTGGACGCCGGGCGACAAGTTCCCCGACCGCATCAAGGACCACTGGCACAAGGGCGAAGACCGCTCCAACCACGCACACAACGCAGCGTTCGAGCGGCTGATCACATGGTATGTTATGTGCCCTGAGCTGGACCTGCCCGAGCCACCGCTGGCGTCGTTCTACTGCACTGCCACCCAGGCTCGCCGTCGTGCACTGCCGGGCGGGCTGGACAAGCTCGGCAAGGCGCTGAAGCTGGACATGCAGAAGTCACTGGCAGGCAAGCAACTGATCCGCAAGCTCTGCATCCCGTGGCTCAACGGCAAGATTGATTTCGAGAACGGCGAGTTCAATGAAGACCCCGAGCTGCTGCGCCAGTTCTATGAGTACTGTGCCATCGACGTGGAAGTGGAGCGTGCCGCTGCCCAGATGTCGCCGCCGCTCACCGACGAGGAGTTCGCTGACTACATCGTGGCCGAGAAGATCAACGACCGCGGCCTGCTGATCGACTTCGAGCTGGCTGAAGCTGCCGCCGAATACGCTGCGGAAGAGACTGACGCCATCGGCGAGGAGCTGGACAGGTTGACCGATGGTGAGATCACCCGGCCTCGCCAGTTCCAGCGGTTGAAGGACTACTTCGCACCGCTGATGGAAGAGGACGATGTGCTGCGCAAGATGATGACGCGGTACAAGACCGACCGGAAGACCAAAGAGACCACCAAAAAAATCACCCTCGACAAGACGGCACGCGCCAACATCATGGGGTCCGACCACGAGTTCGACCCCGAGGTCCGCCCGCTGGTGAGCCTGATCGATGAGGCCGGGCGCAGCTCCACATCCAAGTTCACCGCCATGTGCATGCGTGCTGACGCCGAGGACGTCCGCGTGCGTGGTGCCTACATGTGCAACGGAGCTGTCCAGACAGGCCGCTTCAGCTCGGTGGGACTCCAGGTCCATAACTTCACCCGCGACTGTGCTGAAGACCCTGAAGCCACACGTGAACTGATCTTGAGCGGCACTCCGCTCAACAATGTGATGGATACGCTGGCCTCGATGCTGCGCCCTGCCATCATGGCCGACGTGGGCAAGACATTCGTGTGCGGTGACTGGTCGTCCATCGAAGCCGTGGTGCTGCCGTGGCTGGCTGATGCCGAGGCCCGGCTCGACGAGTGGCGCGAGGTGTTCGCCGATCCCAACGCGCCCGACATGTATGAACGCACCGCCGCTTCCATGGGTATGGGCGACCGCCAGCTCGGCAAGGTGGCTGAGCTGAGCCTCGGCTACCAGGGTGGCGTCAAGGCCTTCCAGTCGATGGCGCTGAACTACAAGGTGCATGTGGAAGACGCGGTCGCTGATCGCGTGAAGAAAAAGTGGAGAGCCGCCAACAAGTGGGCGTCGTCGTTCTGGTACAGCGCTGAAGCTGCTGCCAAGAAAGCGGTGAAGTATCCCGGCCACGCCTACAAGGCAAAGAAACTGTACTATGTCTATGACGAGGACTGGGACGTGCTGTGGTGCATCCTGCCGTCCGGCAAGTCGCTGGCCTACCCACGGCCACGGCTGAAGGACGACACGCTCACCTGCATCAAGGCCAACTGGTCACCTGCAGCGGGCGAAACCAAGTGGCCGCGCGTCGATCTCTATGGCGGGCTGCTGTGCGAGAACGCCACCCAGGCCGTCAGCGCCGAGATCCTGCTCTGCGGTATGCACCGCATGGAAGACTACGACTGGCCGGTCGTCGGCCACACGCACGATGAGCTGCTGGCCGAGGTCGATGACGAGGATGTCGATGAATGCGTGGCGCACATGAACTGGGTGATGAAGACACCGACCGCTTGGTCTGGTAACCTGCCTCTCAACTGCAAAGTCTGGACAGGACCGAGGTACAAAAAATGAAGTGCGATTTTTGTGGAGAGGAAGATCTCACCAAGCCATGCGATTGCATTGGCGCGCTGACTGGTGAGCCCCAGCCTGGAAATCACGGCGAGAAGCTGATGAAACAGCTGGAGGATGCCAAGCGGAGGATGCAAGATGACCGTTGATGCCCAAGAATTTCTCGACACAGTGTTCGCAGATGTTCCTGAAGGTGAGACGGTTCTCATTGCGAAGCAACGCGGTCAGGGGTTCAGCAACACCACGCACCCGGGCCGCGCGTTCGAGAGCTGGCTCAACCGAGGCAAGGCTGCACTATATTTCAACATCGCCACCGTGCGTGTGCCTGACGAGGACGACGAGGATGACTACCTGCGCCGCCGCTCGGAGGACTGTCAGGCTGTCTACTGCATGGTGCTGGATGACATCAACGAGGACGGGTGCTTCTACAAACTGCGCAAGGGCAAAGAGTTCATAGGCCCGCCCATCAAGGTCGAGCCGTCATGGATACTGGAGACGTCGCCCGGCAACTTCCAGTGGGGCTACATCATCGACCCCACCGAGGAGCTGTCGCGCTTCTCTGCGCTAATGGACACCATGGCGGACGCCATGTACACGGACGGCGGTGCCAAAGGGTTCAACCGTCTGATGCGCATCCCCGGCTCGGTGAACACCAAGCCCGGGCGCGACAACTTCAAGGCTGTGATCCATGCGTGGAATCCCGACCTGTCGTTCGGCACCGTCGATGATCTGGCGCAGGCGTTCGATGTCGAGATCGGCGTGGTCAAGGCACGCGAGCGGCACACCAAGGTCTCGGCGATGGAAGTCCTGGACCTCGAGGTCGATGATCCGGTGGCCGACTGGATGTTCGACAACGCCATGGTCATCGATGACGACGACGAGTGGCTGACCATCGAGTGCCCGAACTGTGATTCCCACACCACCGGTGACGACACCGCACGCTACTCCCCGCTGGGCCGGGGCGGTGACAAGTGGCAGATGCAGCGTGGCTTCAAATGTTTCCACGAACACTGCGCCGACTTCGATTTCCTCGGCTGGGTGAAAGAGCACGGCGGGCCGTTCGCCCGGCGCTATGATCCGATACCGTTCCTGCAGCAGCGCTACACCTACATACAGGAAGGGCGCCGCATTTGCGACATGCAGAGCCTGTCCCGGGGCGGGCTGTATGACTGTTCGCTGGATGAGTTCAGCGACATCTACGCCCATATGAATATCCACATGCCGACGCCCAAGGACAAGAAGCGCTACGTGAAGGTGAAGACGGCGTTTATGGAAGAGGAGAACACCCCCAAGGTCCGGCGCTATGACGTCATTCCGCACACGCTGGGCGAGAAGAAATACGCCGGCATCATCATCGACGAGGTCGGGGAGAAGATTATCAACACCTACCGGCCACCGGCGCATGACGCCAAACCGTCGGAGAAATCGCTCGAGGTGTTCCTCAGACACATCAACTACCTGTTGCCTGACAACACCGACAACGAGTTGTTTCTCGACTGGCTGGCCTTCAAGCTACAGAACCCACGCAAGCGGTCCTACGGTGTCGTTATGGTCGCCGAGGATACGTTTGGGGTAGGACGGTCGTGGCTCGGTGATGTGTTGCGAGCAGTGTGGACGTCTGGCAATGTCCAGGCTGTCGACATCGGCGACCTCACCGGCCACGGCGCGTCTTCCGGGTTCAACGACTGGGCGTCAGGCTCTCAGGTGGTGATCATCGAGGAGGCCCACGACAGCGACAACCAAACCCACTTCAAGGCCTACGAACGGATCAAGACGCTGGTCGATCCGCGTGTCACCATGATGCAGATCAACGCCAAGTACGGATCGAAGCGCCAGGAGCGTGTGTGGTTCAACCTGCTGGTGTTCTCCAACCACGCCGACGCCTTCAACTTGCCTCGGGGCGAGCGGCGGTTGGCCGTCTACGCCAACCCCACCCAGAAGCTGGGCGAGGACTACTACACCACGCTCTGGAACACCTACAGCAACAATCCTGAAGAGCTGGCGTCAGCCGTGTACAAGTTTCTGATCGAGCGTGACGTGTCAAAGTTCAAGCACTCGACCCCGCCAGAGACTGAAGCCAAGAAACTGATGATCGAGCGCTCGGCAGCACCGGGCCAGATCATCGCCGACGTCATCAAGGAACGCGCGCAAGGCGAGCTGGTCACCCGGCACATGCTGTTCGATCTATGGGAGGAAGCCGAACGATGCGAGCATCTGGAAAACAGCATAACCAACAACATGCAGCGCCGTCTGGTGGACAAGCTGTGGCAGTCGTTGCCCCGGCTGGGAAGCAGCGAAAAGAACGGCTTCAGGTCGCGCGCAAGGGGCGGGCAACCAGAAGAAATACGTGCCCTGAGACGAAGCGATCATTGGCGCAGAGATTTAAACAATGGCTCACCGGACGCCGAGATGATCAAGGGCGAGTTGGCCAAATCAGGGAGAGGAATCGGGTTCAAACGATGGAGCCCGGATGGTATCGAAATGCTCTAATCATCGAAAGGAACGACCAAATGACCAAAGCGAAAACAACCCTGACAGACGGTTCGCCTGTCACTGACGATCATCGCGAACTGAGGCCTGACGGCCAGCAGAAAGGCTACGTGGTGTTATCCGAAGAGGAGCGGGCCAAAGGCTTCGTGCGCCCGGTGCGCCGGAAGTATGTTCACAAGACCTGTGGCACGGCCACCGTTATCGGGCAGTCCATTGCGGAGACGTTCGCCAGAGACCCGAAGTTCTATAGCGGCACGTTCTGCGTGGGCTGCCAAAAGCACTTCCCGCTTGACGAGTTCATCTGGAACAACACCGATATAACAGTCGGCGATTAATCAACCGTGCAAGAGGAGAGAACCATGAGCACATCACAGGAACTGGTCAGCGAAGCTGGTCCACGTAACTCAACCCACGGCAGCTTCGAGCGCAACGCGCAGCTGTCGCAAGAACTCAAGTCGCTGATCTACCCGTCGATCGACGGCTCCTGGAGCTTCGTCGCCCGGGAAGCCATCGACATGATCTGTCTCAAAATGAGCCGGATCCTGAGCGGGAGAATCGCCGAGCCTGACCATTGGCGCGACATCGGCGGCTATGCCCAGCTGGTCTACAACAGTAAGGACAGCACATACGAGCCAGCATCGCCCAGTTTTGAGGCCGTGGCGGACTACTCGCAGGCCCTGAAGGTGTTCATCGCTAAGAACATGGACCCGGAGGCCGCGGCAGCCGCTTCGCCTCTCCAGCGTGAGGCGCTGGATACCCTGTGTCAGTCCGTTGCCCGCATCATGGCCGGCGGTGTGACCCAGCTGAGCAACTGGCTGTACATCATCGAGGCAGCGGAAGCGGTCACGGACATTCTGGTGCAGCAGCAGGAGGTCGAGACATTGCCCAGCATCAGCAAGATGCTGGACGCCAAGAGGCCCGGTGCATGAACAAGATGACGCGGCGCACCTTTGTTGCGGTTAGGCTCGTCTGATCTGTTTGCGCAGTCAGGCGGGCCGCTTCATTACGCAGGCTCAATCGCTATAGTAAATGTGTGGCCAGCGGTCATGGCGGCATTCGAACAAGAAAACACACCCGGCGTTTCTGTTGTCTGCGCTGTAGAGGCTTCCCGTGTTGCGAGTGTTAGCCCTACCGCATCACTGTTGGCATCAGCCTCAGTCAGTTGATTATCTGCGTAACCGGAAGGATAAGAACTAATCCAGCCGCTTCCAGACACAGAATTACTATCTGCAACACCAAACACAATATAAAGATTTTTATTGCTGCCCCAGCTTGGTGTAATAGCTGGTGGTGTCCAATCAACTATTCCCGAAGCATGTGAGCCCTGCTCAGCCTCAATATCATTCCAGCCTGATATACGTGCAGACCAGGTTTTCGGCCTGCCATTCCCACCAACCCAAGATACATTTACGGTTGAGCCTTCACTACCGGTTGCCGTTTTATAGAATATCGCAGTGTAAACACCCTCTGCATCGACGACCACCCCAGGATCAGCAAGTAGCGTCCATCCGCTTGGAGTGTTTATGCTTGTTATTGACGATTGATCATGAACAGAAACCCCGAGAACCAACAATTCACCAGATGCAATCGAAGCCGGTAGCGGGGCATTGTAGCTTGAAGAATTGAAATTAAATCCTGTAGCAATAGTTCCCTCAACAACTGGTGGGTCTGCAGAAACAACAGCAGCAACAGTGAGATCAGTTGGAATTTGGCACAACGGATACGGCTCTGATGAATTGTCATAAACTATGTCTGACGTATCATGTGCATCACTTCCCCACAAATAGCGCAACGATTTGGCGTCCACCCCGAGATCAGAATGAGTGAGCCGAATGGTTGTTGAGTTTTGCAGGACCGCCGCTGATGGGCTTTCATATGCACCACCATCTGCGATTTCAAAGCCCGTTATTCCAGACGTTGGTGTGAATGTGGAACCGTTACCGTGGGCAACCGTAACATCCGTTTGAGTGCCACTTATGCTCTGCGCACTCGTCACGAACCATGCTGCAGGACCGGTTTCATCGCCCAACAAAAATGCCAAGGTTTGAGCATATCTCTTGCCTGCATTTCCATATCCTGCAGCAGTCCAATGAACACTATCAGATAGCGTTACATCTTCGTTTGAATGGGAATAATGAATATCTGCATTATCATTTGCCGCCCCCCTCAAGCCTTGCTGAATGAGCATCCAATTCGGCTCTGTGTATATGGCGTCGTTTTCAATGCCAAGTGAAGCAAGAACAAACGGGCATTGGGCACCAGTCCTGCCTATATCACCAACAATGTCACTATGCATCGTTTCTACTGCTGTTTGATAAGTTGCAGCCGCAGTGCCATTCGCAGCATCACCAGAACCTTGGTGCCAGATAATAAACTCGACGTCTCCACCGCTATCGGTTATCTGCTGGATGAAATCAGAATAATTAGTATTCGCTGCACCCTTTGCCAGCAAAGCTATTGGAGTTGCCGGGACGGACCCGTTCAAAATACCAACCGGGATGTCTGATTTGGCAACGAATGTATTACAAAGTTCGCGCACACCGTTTGCAGACGGTACAGTAGTCCAACTCGACCCGTTGAAATAGTACGTGCCCGCAGATGCGACAGCAGGACTGGACGCAGTTGAGAACATGAAGTTCATGTTGCTTTGCCCGTAAGCAGCAATCACTACACCAACGGCCCACTCTGTCAAATCTTCATCAGTTATCGTGGTCTCAACACTGTCTCTCGCCTGCGCATAGTATTTAGTCGCAGCCGTCGCACCTTCGGGAACTGACAATGTTCCGGACCAAGTGCTAACGTCAGGTGATGCATCAACAGTTGTCCAGTTTACGACTACGCTATCATCACTTGCATCCAGAACCCTTATCTGCACTGCTGTAGGCGTTCCGTCTGCTGATGTGCCGGAAAATGTAACGGTCGCGCTTGTCGTACCAGCTTCACGCTGCCAGACCTTGTTTTCCTCCATCGCAGTGATGGCGATCGTCATGTCGATACCAGTCGTCCAGCTCCAAGACGTGTCGTCGGCAATGCCTGCATAGCTGTCTGACGTGCCAAGCAAGGCACCATCTATAGCAGTGGCGGCAATCCTAATGGCGAACTCCGTGAGGTCCCCCATGTCTTGGCCATTGGTGCTTATTGTGTTTGTGTCATTATTTAGAGTTAGCGTGTACCCATTGGGCGATCCAGTGACGACACCCCCAACTGCCGTTGAGACATCAAACGTCTCAAAGTCCGCAAAACCTCCGTCATTTTTGCGTAAAACGATGTTGCCCGTTCCGAATTGAATTGGCCTGCTGAAAGTAGCAGCAAGGTCGGCGTGGTCAGAAACACCGGTCGCATTGTCAATTGGAACAGTTCCAGTAAGCGCGAGCGGTGGATATGCTGAGATGCTGGTGTTTCTAGGTGAAGCAGCTTCGCCATCAGCACTGCGAACCAGAGTGATATTCAACGTGTCATTACCGGCAGCAGCGATATCCAGAACAAGTTCCGACAGCAGGTCAATGTCTGCATTGAGAACTGACAGTGTGGCGGTTTTGGTTAGCACATTGGTGCCGCTGCCTGTCCAACCCGGTTGCGTGACTGTCAGAGTTGTTCCGGCTGCGACTGTAAGCGTGGCTACATATGTCCCGCCCACATCCTCGATGTCAGAAAAGCTGATCGTCCCGCCGATGTTCTTTGGGTATGCGGTAATTAGATCAACATATACACTTGGCGCAGAGATAGACAGTGGAGAGCCGCCATGCCCCCCGTTGAACAGCGTATCAAGCGTTTCGACTTGCAGTTCCTCGCCCACCTAGTTGGTTCCATCGCTGATATGCAGCACCTGTCCGCCCGTCGCCAGCGTTCGATCAGTCGGCGTATCGGCCTTGATCGGTTCACTGGTATCATCCGCCGTGTTGTCGAGATCCACGTAAACTGCCGCGTCGGCGTATATACGGACTATCCGGGTGGTGTTATCGATGGTGATCGAGCTGTCTTCGCCGGTGAAATCCAGGAAGGTGGTCTTGATGGCCGGCCAGCTCTTGGCCTGGATGAGCTGCCCTAACCCGCCTTCGGCAAGACCTCTATATTCGGTTACCCAGACGCTGGCCATGTTTATCTCCTCCGTGCGAAAATGACTGTACCTCGTTTAGCACAATAAGCGCGGATCGCAAAGAGCGCCCAAAACGAGATCAGGCCCACGTCCCGGTTTCCCGGGGGCGGGCCTGATCCACTGTGCGTTGTTCGGAGAGAAAACACACGTTCTGTGAGTTCTGAGTGTGTTATGTATCGCCGGTCTCGCATCCGATGTCAAGTATAAGACGAGGAAACCGGCGTTACCCACCAGAACCGTTGACCAATTTCGGGCCGATGAAAACAGGCTGATCATGCTGCTCGTCTCTGGCCTTGGCACTGCGTGATCTCAAACGGGCGTTCTCGGCCTTCAATGCGGCCCGTGTACGTGACAAGCTGTCACCCAGCTGGTGCAGCTTCTTCGATACGTCCGCCTCGGCCTTGGTGCGCCCGAATCCTAGCAATCTCTGCAAACACATCATGATTCCTCCGAGCGCTGGCGCGCCCTGTTTCGTGGGTCATTAAGGATGGCGTCTTCTGTATGAGAAATTTGCCCTTTCGTACGCTCTGCGTCAAGTATCAGCTGGTCAACTTCCTGCGATCCTTTGATCGCAGCCTCATCAGCGCCGGCTTTTTTAGCGCCCTTCAGGCGCTCGTTCACAGTGCGCTCATTGAGCCAGCTGAACAGGTGTTTGAACATTCCCAGCGCAGCGGTAACGGCTTTCCACATAGTCAGTCCTTTTTCTCTCCATCCTGGACCAGTCCGGTCCGAATTTGGTGGATCTGAACGAGATGGTTAAGTGACCGGTCCACTGTGCCCAGATATTGTGCCGTCTCTAAGGCGCTGGCCAATAGTCGTCCTCGCTCACGGTACTGTATATAGTTGATCGCGATTAGGATGACGACGACGGTGTCCTGGCTGAACACCCATTCTAGTGCTTTGTCCATTGTGCATACTTTCTCTAGTTGCTCCCCTTCCCAGCACAAATATGCAAATGGTCAAAATATAAAGGCGCCGCCCGGGAAGGCGGCGCCAGTAGTCATATCAGCCCAGAAGGGTAGCTGGTCCCTGCGCCCGCATGCGACCGATGATCGTCATAAGAGAGCCGATACCGAAGCCTATAGCGGATAGCATGTCAGTGATGCTAGCGCCGGCGGCCTGGATGTCTGTCGGGCTGATATCCCAGCCGAGAATCGGACCGAAAACCGGGGAGAGTGTGGAAGCTACAGTGACAATAACGCCCCACACGGTCAGCGATTTGCCAATCCATTTAGATGTTTGAGTTTCAGCCATGGGTGTTTCCTTTCGATCAGTCCATGTCAATCAGAAGGGCGAAGATCCACCCCTCACTGCCGTCCTCGCAGCGGCACAAATGCCACTGCTCCTGGCCGAAGTTGGGGTCGTTCCAGACCCCACTACGAATAACATCTACCCGTGTGCCGAATTTTGCAAGCCCTGTCGGCTCGGATGTCCGGTGTGGCCATGGCCGGACGTTGGCGTCCACAATCGTCGTGGCGTCGCCGAACTTCTCGACTGCATCCACTGGCGGTTCGACCCGTCCGAACACCGTATCGCGGACGTGCTGAAGCGGGAACAGCGGGTTCGGGTCCACTTTACGCCCTGGCGATATTGCCCAGTGGGTGGTAATGAAATCAAGGTCGAACTCCTTGACGAGCGTCCGGCACAGGGTGACCACGGAATCGATCTGGGTGTCGGTGTAGTCCATCCACATGCCGGCGCCATGCTCCGGGGTCTCCACGTACGACACGTCATACTCGTCGCTGCTCTTGAACTTCTGGCCGTACCACGCCTTGCCAGTGAAATCGTTGACCACCTCCATACGGCCCGGGTTGACCATCTCGATGCCGAACGTGAACCGCGACACGGACTTGCGGCCCTTGTATTGCGACTTGCCGGCATGCCATGCGCACTGGTTGGTCAGCGCCGACTGGCCGACGCCACCCGCCCGGTCCACGGTAAAGTGGGCGGACGCCTTGGCTGACGGGTCGGCGAACCAGTTCAGCGTGGCTGAGAACGGCTTCAGGCGCCCTGCGGTGTCGTGCAGGACGATGCCCTCGGGCGCGAACGTTCGGCTCGTGTGCGGTGATTGAACGAATGGTACGGGGTTGCCGGGCGTTCCTGAGAGCAGTCTGTGGTTGCTAATGCTGGCCATGGTATGCTTTTCTCCTGTGAAATGAGTACCAATTATGGGCGTTGTTTACAAGTCGAGCACGGAGGGACGACATGCGGTATGCACTGGTAGTGGTAGCCATTGGGCTGTCAGGCTGCACCAGCAGCGAGGCCTTGAACGAAGCCGTGGATGCCCTCGTGGCAAAACGGTTGTACTGTACCCAGGCACCCGAGATCGACTTCACTTACACAAAAGGGCGCCCGGAGATATCGGACACCCTTCCAACTATTGAGCAGATTCGCGAGGGCAACGCCGCCCGCGATACAATATGCGGCGTCCAGCCTACGTCTGAGCAGCCTTCTTCGGAGGCTTCCCGGCGTTCACCCCCGGCGGGGTGATCTTCGCCTGAGCGTCACGCGCTGCCTGCTGCTGAGCCTGTATGCGGCGCTGCTGCATCCCTCGCATATTGTCACCCAGGTTCTGTAGTTGCACGAGCGCAGCGCATTCACCGAGCAACTCGCCGGCAGTGCCAAACATGTCGATCATGACGCCATTGCGTAGCACAGCGACGCCGACGACACAGTTGATCTGGTTGTCGGCAATGGCCTTGTGGACCATGTCGAAGTTCTGCAGGAGCTGATTGGGCTGACTGCCTGTCTCAGCAGGGGTCTTCTGCGGGGTGGAGTTTTTCTTGGTGGCGGCGGTCTTGCGGCGCTGCTGGCGATTCGGCACAGCAGCGGACTTGGCTTTCGTGGCCATGTTGGCTCTCCTTGTAAAATTTCAAACGCCGTCATCATCGCCATTCGCGTGAAATATGCAAGGCCTGGGCCTTTTCTGTGTGTTTAGAAGTCACCGTTGATATCTGCTTCCGGTTGGTAATCTTCTTCAACCTTCCGCCACAAATCAGGACAGACAAGATTTCCAGAAGGGGTGGGGAACATCTTGTCTGGAGTGAAAACAGTAGTGCAGAACGTGTTGTCTGGATGAACTCCTGCTGGGGTGTCATGACCCCTAGTGGCCAACACTGGTTTCTTCATAATCGAATTTTTCACCCAACAGATTTCCTGATATGGCATGCTTTTAATCGGGTTCCAGTCCATGTTCTCGGCCCTTTCTGGCGTTAATCGGTTGGTTCATTTCAGTAGTAAATTTCTAATTCACATCCACACTTTCCAGACTTTGAAAGCGGTTGCCAAAACTTTACTTCTGACGGTTCAAACCATCCGTGGCAACAAAGAGTTTCCCAACATCCAGAATCAACCAGATCGGAACAATCTTCATTCCATGAGTTCATTTCTGGGTTCCATATACATTTATGAGACCTGTTTGAATTTTCGCCATAGACCAATATTACTGTACCGTCTTTGGGTGCCGTATCTATTGGCTGACGTTTCATAACCGGCCCTTTATATCTATTTACGCTTTGCTGGTTTCTGGTCCCGATTATACCAGTCAACAATTGCATTGAAGTCCTTGCGCGGGATTGTGACCCACCCACCGCCGTTGGGCTGGTGAAGAGACACACATTGTTCTTGATTGAGTATTGACCAACGATCACCAATGCCTGGGAAATTATCAGTCCGGCACTTGAGCAAATCTTCTGTGGTTCTGCAGTTTCTCGGTTTCATGTCGGGCCTTTACTGTGTATTTGTTTCAGGTGGTTTTGGTCCGTCAACATGAGACGGTCTAGGGTCTCGCCCGTACCAATTTTCACGCTTCTGAACTGCACCATTAAATGCGGCTAGGCAATTCGTCAGGAATTGAGCCAGCAACCAGTCTGGTGAATTGCTGTCATTCTCCGCACTGTGTGTATTCAGCACGGCGGCAATCTCTCTTTCCAAGTCAGTCATGTTGTCCTTCTTTCATTTTTAACCTGCTCTACTATTTTCAGAACGCCGTCATTGATGGCAATCTTAGCAAATCCTTCTGCACCAGAGTTGATAGATTTGCAGTGCTTCAAGCTGTCATATGTGACATCTGTGGCTCCTGTGATGCAGTGCATTGTGCTGCCATTCCAGAACGCTACCCATTGCTCTTTCATGATCCCGGCCTATTCTGTTGTTTCTATGAATGGTGTTTTCGGGATGCACCAACTCTTACCGAATAGCCTGTATCTGGCGTATTCAAAATCCACATAAAATCCTGAGTGCTCATATTCTCCGAAGGTTCTTGCAGCAAAAAGCGTTGCGCAAATCTTCAATGTGCTGAACAGCTTTTTCATAGTGTGCATCTGCGTGGCCTTTCGTGTTGGTATTAATCTATGCGCTTTGACGCGACTTCGTTATCCCAATTTTCTGCCGCACGTTGGATTGCATCTTCACGGGACATGATTGAGATAATGCCGTCACCGAAAACGCCAGGGTTATCGACTTCAATGGAAAACGGTGGGTTGTAATATTCAAGCGGACTTCCAGCGGCAAAAGTTTTTCTCAGCGTTCCACTGAACGCACTAGTTGACCCGTCTGAGTATTCCTCAACCTTATGCTGATCCATAAACGCGCACAGAGCCTCTGGCGTAGCTGCCGTGGCAACCAAATCGACCCGTTCAGCCCGGTCTCGCATCATGTTTAGGCATAGTCCATACATTTTCGTGGCCTTTCGTGGTGTTACTTTTCACTCGCAGCTTTACGGTCTTCATCAGACCAATCCATCACAGCGCCAGACGCGGCATATGCTGTTGTTCTAGAGGCCAGAGAAGCACTGGCCGCAGCATAGTTACCGGGGCTCATGTTTAAGGTTTGACCCCTGGCATTACCCAAAGTTGCAGCCTGTCCAAATGCGTCAAAATCTGCGCCAATAAACACAATGTCGAATTTCTTTTCACGAAACTTATCCAGCATTGCTTTGGCTGCATCCTTGGATACTTCGCGACTAGAGTTTTCATGACCGTCCGTGATTATTGCGATGAGCGCTCGGTCTGGTTTGTCTACATCAATCCATGTGCACAGCTTGCCAATCGCATCAAACAGCGGTGTTGATCCCCTTGGGGTGGCGTCATCATTAGTGATGTCCGTCCAATCTTTGATTTTCACATCTCTGCGCAATTCGGTGAAATTCAACCCACTGTCTGCATCGAAAGCAGCAACGTTCAGGCGCAGTTTCTTGGGCTTGTCACTCGTCATCTTTTTAACGTAGGAATTCACCGCGCCTACGGTCTCAGCCCAATTGGTTGCCATCGATCCTGATTGATCTATCAGCATGTAAACTTTCATTTCATCGTTCCTTGTGTTGCGGCCAAACCGGCCTTCTCTGGTATAAATAGTGTTTGCCTTTGTGGCTATTCGTCTATACAGTCACATTCGACACCATTAAGTCAAGAGGTTTTCAGTTGCATAATTCAGAAAAAGAACAAAAAGACACATCAGTGATGTACGGGTACGCCCGTGTCAGCACGGAAGACCAGAACCTTGATATGCAAATCCAGGCACTGGAAAAAGCCGGTTGTCACTACATCTTCAAAGAGAAAACGTCAGGTGCGTCAATGCATCGAGCGCAGCTTGAACTGTTGAAGAAAAGCATTCGGGCCGGTGACACTCTTGTCGTGTGGAAACTTGATCGTCTGGGCCGTAACATTGGTGAACTGATCCAATTGTCAGATGTCATGAATTCTCAGAACATCGAGTTCAAGAGCATCACTGAGCAGATCGACACAAAGTCGCCGATGGGCAAGTTCATGTTCCATCTGCTGGCCAGTCTGGCAACACTGGAGCGTGACATGACCAAAGAGCGCACAAAAGCCGGTATGGCGGCTGCGCGGGCGCGTGGCGCGACCTTTGGCCGTCCGAGTAAGATTGTAGGCGACAAGCGTCAAGCCATGCTGGCGGACATTCAGGACGTATCCATACCACTCAAGAAAGTCGCAGAAATGCATGGGTATAAATCGGTGACAACTCTGAACAATCACTTCCCCGGTGTGCGCGCAAAGGCGCTCGCAGACGCCGGGTTCAATGTCAAAGGGCCTCGGCCCAAACTGTTGCAATAGGAGACATGAGCTATGGATTTAAGTAGACGGAACTTTTTGTTTTGCTCAGTAGCAGCTACTGCAGTTTGGCCGTCCACACTTGGTGAAGGTTGGTCGTCCACACCAAGTGTCAAAAGATACGTTTACACTGTAAAAATGGTGGCTAGATACACATTCGATATCGACACAGGGGAATTCACGGAAGCCACATGATTGGATAACAAAAACAGAGAGACGTTGAGCGATGAATGACATGAATGATGATACACCACTTAGAGTACAATACACGTGCGTTTTTTCGGCACCAAGGTGGTGTTTTTGGGTGATAACGGTAGCTATAGTTGCAGACAGTATGGTTTCAATCATCAACAGTTTCATTCATACATATTTGCAATAAAAGAAACACCATTAATGGAGACGTGGTCGATGCAGGTTTCATCAGAGGAATGTTCAGATTGCGGTGGCACCGGCTACTTACGATATCTCGGGCGCGATAATTCGGAAGAAGTAAAAGATTGTTCAACTTGTAATTTAGGAGACATGATCATGAAGTGCGATCAACGCTGTGTAGAAGGCACGTTATACGAACACCACCCTCAAAACGATGATCCGTATTATGAGATCAATCGCGGCAAGTGTCCCGAGTGTGACGGCATCGGATGCGATGAAATATCAGACGTGGCATCAGAAATCCTTTCGACTAGTGAGAAGGTGCAGCAGGCAGGTCGGTGTAGTTGTTTCGGTAGTAACGATTATTGCCCATGTCAAAACATTGCCGACCGGACCACTGTCAAAAATAGAATGAGCAAGTAGGGAGACGTTATGAGCGAATTGCCAGTTGAGATTTGGGCGCGTGAACTTCACGGCAAACGCAAATTCGAGACTTTTGCGATGGATAATCACAACAGATATATTCTTGCCGATTTTGTTTGCAAGGCAAAGGCGGGCAACAACCATGCGGGCGAGCAATCCGATTGTGATTGGCCTGCATGTGGTTGCGATCCGTATGCGCAAAAGGTTTTGGACGCGATTGATGAGAGCGGCTTTAAAATAGTACCGACAAAATAGGAGTATTTCGCATGCCAGAAGATTTGTCACCGGAAGAAATGGCATCAAAGTTAATTCATAGACTGAACCGTTTACAGGCAATGCGAGACGCTGGAATAAAATTGTTGTCTAGGCCGCGCCTTGGGGTTGATGTGTTTTATAGGGGATGTCCTGAAGCAACAATTGTGAAAAATGTTTAACCATTAATGGAACTGCCGGTGAATATCGTTGATCGCATTCAAGAGCATTTATCGAAACTCTCACCACGCGAGGGCGACACTGATACCGCTTGGTTTTTGCGCGAAGCCAAAAGGGAGATTGAAGACCTTCAACGGCGCGTTAAATTGTGGGAACCATCTTTGACATGTGAAAGCGGCGGCACCATCGGCGTGCTGGATGTTGAAGCTATGCACAAAATTCATAATTCCAAATAGGGAGACGGTCTGCTTCATTCGTCCGTCACATACTGAGCGGCAATCAAGAAGCGCGAGGTAGCTGTGATATCGGTAGATGCAAGGCTGGTTCCTCCTGCCGTGCCTGCCACGTAGAACCCCATTTCAGTACCGCTTGCAAGCGCCCGCAACGTGATTATCGAGGCCGCAGAGAGAGACAGGCCGGAGGACCATGTGACAAGCCCGCCAGCGCCCGCTCGATTTAACGGCGCTATAGGGAAAGGCAGATTTTTTAGCAACAAATTACCAGCCACACTGTTTGTGCTGGTAAGTCTGATCTCTCCGTTGATCCACACACGCTCGCCGCGTCTGGTCCATGATATTTCTGACACAGCATCCAGCGTGCAATCTATTGTTGAATCCCCGAACACTGGATCATAGCTACCTTGGTTGCCAAGCGCATAAACTGCTCCCGCGTAGTCAAACCCGTAAACGTCTAGATGATCGAATGTTCCCTGATCGTCAACATGATCAGTGACCGAGTTTCCGTCATTGAATGTCACGCCCTGCATGATCAACGAAGTCTCGTCGGTTACAGCGTAACACTGGACCGCAGCGCTCGTGTAGTCAGAAAACCGGGTGCCGTTGAACTGGATCAGGTCTCTGAGGTTAGGTGAGCTGGCCACCTTGACGGCATGGTTGGCGTCATTAGCCCTGAGGTGCCCGCCTGTGCATATGAATGCCTCGATGTCAGGCGTGTTGATCGTGATCGCTGCGAAGCCTACACTCTCTATCGCACCTTCGAAATCAGGCGCGGTGAGATGACAGGTGCCTATTACCGCTTCAAGCCGCAAGCATTCTCTGGCAACGATAGCCTTGAGGTTCGAAAAGTTATAAGTGCGAGCCAAATCGCCAACAGCGCCAACCACATCGTAGAAAATAGGTGTGACGCTGTTTGGAGAAACCAGACTACAGTTGTCCATCATCGCGTCAAACCCGCGCCACAACACCATCCCGAACGGGCCTTCACTGTTACAGTTAGTGAACTTCCAGTCAGTACAACCGCTGTGCGAGCCATGTGGTGGTCTGTGGTTGTTGTAGGTGCTCCAGCCATCGCACTTCACGTCTTCTGCGCGCGTGCCGTCTGTCGTGTGGCGTATATTTATGGAGACGCCGCCATACAATGCGGCGGATCGCCCATCATCAACACGCAGTCCATAGAACCCAGAGTTTTGACCCTCGACAATAGCATCAGCATAACCCAAAACATGCCCCCGCATATTCGGTACTTCGGCGTAAAGCCCGTACCACATGGTTGCCCACATCTGAGCGCCAGAAAATCCGCCGACAAACTCGGGCTTGAACACAGCATTCTGGACGTATTCGAAGAATACAGCCGCGGTGCCGATGCCATTATTGAGGTTGTGGTCGAAACCGCCGCCTTCCCAGCTACCGCCTTCGATGCCGACATTACTCAAGCCATCCCATGTGCTCACATCACATGTGAAAGTCGAAGCAGTGAAAGCTCGCGGGACAGGCGTATCCAACGTGATGGTTGTGCCCGAGATGGCTTTGATGCGGTTGACGTGATTGCGGCCAATAGTGGTAACGTTCTCGGTGTACCACAGATCGGTTGCGGCGTAGAAACGGATCACTTGACCTACAGCCATGCCGGCTGCACTGGTGACTGAAACGGTCTCAGCGTACAGCGCGACATCTGCAGACAAGGTTGTAGACGCCGCTTCGGTTCCGATGAAGTTGAACACCCCGTCAGGTCGGTTTTGAGTTTCCGACCCGAGAGTGGCAGCTGCTGTAATGCTTGCGCCGTGCGCATAAACCTTGATGTCACTTGCCGCAACCGGAACTGATGACCCGAAATAATAATCAATACCGCTGCGCAAGACCAGAACACCGCCGCTTGTGGCCTCGAGGTAATCAATGGCGCTGTGAGCGGCGGCCTGCATATCGGTGGTGCCAGGCGTCGTGTTTTCGCCCCAGTGGTCAGGCGTTATAATGCCATCTGGCGACCAATCTACAGTGCCGCCGTTGGTTGTCAGTGCCGTTCCGTTCGTGGTGTCTCGCCGATACTTGAGTATGTCTCCGTTCGGAGCCACGACGCTTATCTGGTTCACGCCAGTAGAAATGGTGGCTGCAATGGCCGTCGCACGGTCGGCGTAAAACGGCAAAGGAGTGTCGTCCCATTTCACACCCAGATTTTCGGTGCTGTCAGCAACGATTACCTGTCCGTCTGCGCCTACAGGGAGGCGAGCATCGAAAGTGCTAAACCCGTACATGTCACCTTTTGTGGTGAGCGGCGAAGCAGATGACCAAATGTCATACCAGTCGGCTTGCGACCACGCTGCACCATCCCAATGCCTGTAGATTGTCGGATTCGAGTTGGTGTCGGGCCAGATCTGGGTCGTATCGACCGGCGCCACGGTACTGGGGTCCGCAAACCGGGTGGCGAACAGCCCGTTCTGGATAAACGCGGCCACCGCAGCTTCCCCGACCGGGAGCCTGAAAACGTTGTTGTTGGTAAGCGTCGTACCAAGCGTGGTATCGATGATCACCATCATGTCTGTGGTATAGTCGAATGCGGCTGCTGACATGGTCTATTCCTCGATGCTCGATTGCAACGTCCCCTGCAGGTAGAACAGGTTGTTGCCCGGGAGCATTTTCAATGCCCTTTTTCTCTCACCTGGGCTCATAGGATTATCGTCAAGCAGCGCGTGCCACGTTGCGAAGGCATCCTCTCCCCATCCGACCGCAGGGCCGGCAAGTGAGCTGAAGACCCCTCGACGCCCCACAAACCGTGAAGCAGGCGGCGACTGATCATGCTTAGGGAATAGAGCCGATGCGCCGGTTGTCATGCCCGGCAGGCCCGATACCCTCTCAAAAACATTGTTACCATAGCTGATCATTCCCGAAAAGCCAGCGCGGTCGATCCCCTCGGCGATCAGCGTGCCAGGGTTATTCGTGATCTCGCGGCCCTTGGCCTTCTCGCGCAGCACGTAGGACAGCGTGCCGAGGCCCGACATGACGATGAGCCCCGACATGATGCCGTAGGATGAGCTATTGGTCGCGTTCATGCTGAGCCGTGACAGCGAGGCGAAGGTGTACGAGGTGAACAGCGAGAGCAGACGGCCCAGGTTGCTGTCGGCGTAGATCGGCATGTCACCAGCGCCGGGCGTGATGATCGTCTGGTCCGTGGCTTTCTTCACAGCTGCATGGAAGCGGCGCGCCAAGTCCTGCGTGGCCTCGTCAGTTGCGTCCCATTGGTTAGTGTGTGGGATGAACGCGCCCCCTTCAGAGGTCTCGCCCGCCACGCCAAACTGCTTGCCCAGCTTTTCCGCATCGCCCCTGCCGAGGCCGAGGCTGGCCATCCACTGCTTCTCGAAGTCAGGCAGTGCATCGAAACCCTTGCCGTTGGCGTCGATCGCGTTGCGCAGCACGCGCTGGTGTACCGACACGCCAGCCACCGACTTCATCGCGTGGGTGAAGTAGGTCAGGCCGCTGGCCCGGGAGAAGACACGGCGCGCCTCGCGTGAGAAGTTGCGGATCGGGCTGCCGCGATCGAGTATGTCAGCCGTGCCCGTCAGGATCGACAACCTGTGGTCGCGCACCAGATCGATGCCGACACCCAGGTCATGCAGCTCGGACCTGACTAGCTTCAGCGCGCTAACGTCCTTGGCGAGTTTGCCAACGCCCTGTTTGGTGAACGGACGAACCATGTCGTGTAGGACCATGGCGCCCATCTCCGGCAGCGAGGCGAGAGAAAAGAACCCGCCGAAAGATACATACGCCAGGGTGTTGGCCGCATCGACCATCGTGCCAACCTTACTCGTCCGTTCGTTCAGGTAAAGTGTTCCGAACAGCCTGTCGCGCAGGGCAATTGTGTCCTTCTCGAACCGCAGCCAGTCGCTTTTGATCTTGCTCAGGCGCTTGTCGCGCTTCTTGCCTTCGACCATCTGCTCGGCGTCGGCGCGCATTTTCTCCATCTCAATCTTCGTGTCCTCGAGGATCTCTTCAATGTTGGTGGTGCCGAAGCGGCGCTGGAACTCGGTGTGGCCGGCCATCACACGGATGTATCGGCTCATCAGGAACTCGGCGTCGTTGACCAGAAACTCCTCGACCTCTTCGTCGGGCACGTTAAGCGTGCGGCCCCTCAGCGGGCCATTGCGTGTCGTGCGCAGGTAGTCAAGTTTCGTCAGGTCGTAATTACCTCCTTCCAGCTTGTCGATAATCTCGTCGGCGACGTCCAGCACATATTCTTCGAGGTCCGCTTCGCTCAGCGAGCCGCCCCCTTTCGATTCCAGTGCGCGCACTGAGCGGTGTATGTTTTTGGCAACGATGCCGCGCAACCTGGACCGCCCGGTAGTGACCTTGTCTACATCCCAGACCCGCGACAGGTAGCTGGTGGCAGTCGTCGGTGTCAGGTCTTCAGGCAGGAGGCCTAGTTTCTGGCCTTCCTCGGCAAAGTAGTCCAGTACCTCGCGGTTGCGTGCTGCGGCCCTGTTCACGAACTCGTTGCCGCCCGGGTCCATATCCCCGCGCCGCATAGCGAACGCCACCCGCTTGTGGAACTCACGCTCTGCCATGCCTTGCCCTGCGCTCCGGGCTTCCTTGAAAATCGTCTGGACGTCAGCGCGCAGGGCGTTGCCCCGGCCATCGATCTGCAGGTTCATCAGCGTCTCGACCGACTGCGGCTGGCTGATCGAGCCTTCCTCGACGTTGGTCATCTTCAGCGACGGCACCTCGACCAGCTGGGCCGTCAGGTCGGAGCCGACCTTGTTCTCGTAGCCGATGCCACGCATGCCGGGCGACCACTTCTGCAGTGTCCCGAGGGCTTTCTGGATCGTGTTCGAGAACGTAGAGTTGGCCTTGCCAGGAGCCGCAGCGCCAGCGGACAGTGACCCGGTGGCATAATACTGGCGAACTGCCTCTTGCACGTCGTCGATACCGACGCCATCCGGCGCGTCGGCCAGCTCGTCCATGAATGATGCAGCCAACCTGTTCTGTTCGCCCTTGCTGAGCGAGCGGGCCACGCCAGCGCCGAGCAACGCTGACACGATGGTGGTGCCCCCGATAGCGAACGCGCTCTCGCCCTGCGTCCTGAGCTGCTGCTGGTTATGCAGCGCGACTTCAGTGCCGGCAGACGCGCCCAGGCCGAGCGTAGCGGTGGACAGCGCCGTGCGCCCCACCTTGATGCCGCCATGCGCGCCGCGAAGCACCACGGAGCCGGGAATGAGGGACGGCAGGTCTACAAGCCCTCCGGCCATTGATGCTGCCATCCCCATCCACCCTGCGTTCTGCAAGGTCTCGCGGTCGCCCATCTCTTGGTCGAGCTGAGCTTTTCGGGTTTCCCACGCGTCGTTGTTGAAGATGTCCATGAACAGATCGGAGTGCTCTTCGTAGGGCGTGCCCTTCAGCTCGCTCCAACGATCAGTCCAGTCAGGATCGACAGCATCGTAATCAACATCACCACGGTAATTAGAGATATATGAGCCCACGATATTTTCCGTGCGGAATGCCGAGCCCAGCGTCTCGCCCACGCCGGGACTTTCCGGGAGAGGCGCCGGCGCAAGCGCCTTCTGTAGCGCAGGCGGATCCGTCGCTTGTTGGAGAGTGAAGTCCGTGATGGTTCCACCGTCGGCTCCTACGAGGGCCATTACCGCGTTCCCCCGGTGCCGCCAACAGCATCACCCATAGACGGTCTGTTCTTAAGGCTTTTCTGTTGTTCGTTCCAGCGCGTGCGCTGATCATCCCCAAAATCGGACGGCTTGCGCAGTCGCATGCCCCGTGACGATGGCTGCACGAAGTCGGTCTCCTGGTTGACTGTCTGGGCGCGCCGGTTCGGCGTCCTGACGGTGGTTGGAGGGACGTATACCTCGCCAGTCGGTGTGATCACACCGTCGTTATCCTGCACCACCTCGCGAGACATGACATCAACGAGCACCTCGTTGCCGTTGTTGTCGATCGCGATGGTGACATCGTCCGGTGCCTGCTCGAGGCGCTGGCGGCGCAACCGCTCGGCAGTCTTGGACGCATAGCTCTGCTTAACCAGCGCGCTCTGGTCAGGCTGGTAGAACACATCGCCGACCGGCGTGTGCATCATCTCGTCGCCATCGATCTCCGTGCGGTAGTAGAGCCGGAAGCGTGGCTGCTTGTTACTCTGGATGTCGTCGCCGGTGACACGGGGGTCCGCGATGATTGCCACGTCATCAGGCTTTATGTCCCGACCAAGCGCCTTTGATAGGTGCGTCGCTGCATCGGCCCGGTACACGTTGTGGGCGCCATCGATCGGCTTGTAATAATTCTCGAACGGGTACTTAACGAAGTCGCCCTGCATGCCGAACAGCGAAGACCCGGCCACCTGACTGGTGCCGTAGAGCTGGCTCATTTTCTGCTTCGTGCTGAGCGAGGCATACTCAGTGCTGCCGTTCGACTTGATGTACTGATCTTTCCAGATCCGCTTGTAGTCAGCCACGATCCCGGGGCCGAACTGGCCGTCGAGTGCGGCATCGGGGCTCATGCCGAGAGTGGTCTCGCCGACCGCAGACACAACTGCAGTCGGCGTCAGCTCCTGCGCCTTCAGGTATTCGTTTGCCGATGACGTGAGCTGGGTAACGTTACCGCGGCCCTCGGGATGTCGCACGTCAAAAATCGACTGTGCGGCCTCCTCTGGGCTGTACCCGTTACGGCGGAACTCATTGTAATCACGCACATAATCTTTAAGCTGACCCGCGCCGTCTACTCCGTCAAAAGCCCGGTTCGACACACCATAGAGCTGGGCGGCGAACTCTATCGATGACCGGAACTCACCCTGGTCTCGGGAGTTGAGCCCAGAGAGGGAGGTGCGCACTGCTTGCCTGTCGGCAATGCCCGTGCGCCGGGTCAGCTCTATGGCGCGCTCGGGTGACCCGACCTTAATACCCGGCAAAGTCTCTGGATCGGTAGCGAGCGCGTCAACTGCTTTTCTGTCGTCAGGGTCGCGTTCGTTGAAGAATGAACTGGCATCGTCACCCTGCTCGAGCCTGATGCGACCAGAGCGAAGATCGTTACCCTTCTTCAGTTCGCTGCGCAGCGCCTTGATCAGTTCGTTCTTGTGCGCGGTGGTCAGGTCTTCGGTCGCGAGGATCGATTCCTCGGTCACGGCCTCGGGCGTCATCAAAATCGCCTGCATACCAGTGTCGCGCGCCGCGGTAGACGCGTCGTTCACGGTATTCGTGCGGATCGCTTCGACTTTCCTGTTCACGCGGTCGACCCACTTCGGGCCGATCTCCACGTTAGTGGTAACGCTGGCCTTGCCCATTTTCTTGGACGACCAGTTCCGCAGCCACCCGACAGAGCGCTCCTTCAGGAACGGGTTCGCCTTCATCACGTCTGCCGGCAGGATCGCGCTGAGCGCTGTGTCATCGCTGTTCTTGAGCGCTGTCTTGGCACCGCCCGGGCCGAGGAAGTGGGCGAGATAGACGTTGCCAGCAGTGGGCTCGATGCCCGCAGCCTTGAGCACCGACACGTTCTCCTCGGCATACCGGGCCGTCATCTCCCGGGCCAGCCCGGGGTTCTTGCGCAGCTCCAGCAGGGCGTCCTTGGACATCCGGCGCGCCAAGCCGGGGCGATGCTTTGCCATCATGTTCAGCCACGTGCTGTCGATGAACTGGCCTGCGCCTGTCGCGGTGGAGCGTGGGTTCTTGGCGTTGGCCTTGCCGCCGCTCTCGATACCGATGATCTTGTCAACGAGGCCACCCTGATCCTTGGTCACGCCGGTGCCGTTCTGAATCGCTGCAGCGGTGAAGCTCTTCATCAGCCCGGTGGCCGCTTTGAAATCGCCCTTGGCCGCGTGGCCGTAGATGGCCTGCTCGACCATCTCCGAGCGCGCAGCCGAGATGGCCTGCCGCTTCTTGCTGTCGTCAATGTCAGCCGCGTTGATCAGCTCCGAGACTTGCTCGAACTGGCCCTCCAAAATGGTCGGGTCATCGCGCACAGCCACCAGACTGTTGTTCACATTCGTGGTGATGCTCTCGGAATAGTACTGCTGCACCGCCTCGGTCTGCTTGGCGTAGGCCGCATTCGACAGCGTCCAGCGCAGCTTGCGCAGCTTCAAATCAACCGCTGGCTTCTGATCGTCAGGCACGCCGTTGAAGTACGTACGGGCCTGCGTATCGAACTCCTTCAGGGTGTCGGTTTCGAACGCAGCTGCACCGAGGCCGTTCACGTTCTCGGAACTTTCCACGACGCGCCGACGCTCGGCATTCGAGAACTCGATATACTTGGCTTGAGTGTCGAAGTTGGACTTGCTCTGCTCCTGGCTCTCAACTGTGACCGCGAACTTGTTCAGCGCGCTGCTAGCCTGCTTCAGAGCCGAGCCCATATAATTTACCGGCCTCGCTGTCGCCCGGCCCGCAGCACGCGGTTCTACCCGGTTGATGTTCTCGTCAGCTCGTGCGACGCGTGCGCCGCCGCCCTGCTGGCGAGCCTGTGTGCTGACCGGTGGTCCTGGGAATGCTGGCATCAGACGTCACCCGTACATGTAACTGGATTGCTGGGTTGTCGAGCGCTGCCCGAACTTCGTGTAGAGCGAAGACCCCCCACCTAGGATCGACGAAGCGAAACCGACGAGGCCCGCCGTTTTTGCGCTCTTCGCCGAGTAAGCTTCGGCTTGGGCTGCGTAGTCGTAGTTTTGCGCCGTGTTCTCCGCAAGCGCGAGTTCCGTTTGGACATTGCGTTCTCCTTCAGCTGCCGTGTCGCCGAACAGTTTGACCACCGAGGGATCGCTGGCGCCACCCGATGCTGCTGCTCTGGCAATCTGGTTGGAGAACAGCAGGTTGGCCTCGCGTTTACGCTCGGCTGCCTTCTGGGTGCCGATAGCCCGGGCCTCAGTCGCCTGACGCTCGAGCTGCTGCTGTTGGATCTTGTGCTGCGCAGCTTTTGAACTCATCTCAGCTAACGTGCCCACCGCCCCCATGGCGGTGGATGCGATCGTCATTATTGTTCCGATGCCCGCCATCTCCAAACCTTTCCTTGATCGTGTTCTTCTTCGGTCTTCACGAAACCGAGGCGTTCAATGAACTGATGCGCGCGTGGGTAGCGGTCATCGCAAAATGCAAAAACCTCATCAATTTCGAAGTCTTCTATCGTGTTTTCGAGAAAACGTAAAACGCGTCTAAACACCAACGGGAAGCGCCCGGCCCCGCGCAATTCCATAAATGCAAAATAACGACCGTCGTCACTTAGTACCACCCCCGCCATGGCTTTGACCAGATCACCCTTCCGAATACACTTGCCGCGCCACCGCGTGGCCGGTGCCTGTGTTTTAAAAAACCGGGCGAAATCAGTGTCATCAGCGTCGTGTATCTCCGGTCTCATCCCGCCATGTCCTTTGTTTTCATGCTCAACACCATAGCCGAGATCGTCGCAGGATACGGTGCTTTCATCTGAATGTTCACGCGGCTCTCCGTGTCCCAGCCGCCGGGGAACGAGGTCGCATCGTAATTGTATTTGGCCAGCACTTCACCACCGTCTATCTGTTTGCCGCCTTTCTCCTGCCGGATACGCCGCAGATCCCGGTCGTCAAACGACTTGCCGATTCGGAGGCCGTCGAGCGCGACGTCGTTCATCACCAGACCCAGGTGCGACACGCGTTTGCGTTGCGTGAGTGCAGTGCCGAGATCGGAGCCATATGCCAGATCGGTGGATGTCCAGTAACCGCTGTACGCGAGGCCGACAACATAGTCTGTCACTGCCTCGCTGACCGTGATCTCACCGCCGGACACCGTCATCATGTTATCTTGATTGTGCAGTGAAGCGCCGTCAGCCCAGACAACCACTTCTTCGCCCTCGAGATGGTCCAGTCCGCTGATGGTGGTCGAGGCCACCTGGGTGCCTTTCACGTAGCTGTCGGCCATGCAGTTATGAGCGCTGCCGATACTCTCGCTGAGTGGAGCCAGTTCCTCGATGTAGCGGACTTCGCTGCTGTCGATGGTGCGCTTAACTATCGCGAACACCCGGTCCTCGCCTGCTGACGGCAGGACGGCAATATCCTCTACGATGCCGTTCTCCGTGGTGACACGTGACCACGCCACGACCCCTTCCTCGACCTCAAGCGTAAGCACACGCGCCTCGCCGGTTTCGAGCAGGAACCATACCCGTGTGTCAGGATGGCGCTGCACGTCCATCTTGACGACGCCGTCCTCGATGATCTCGCGGTGCAGCTTGGTTAGCTCGAATGAGAAGTAGTCATTGCGACCGCTGTCGAAAGCGAACCGGTAGGCCCGCGCATTGGAGCGCTGGACGTAAATCCCCTCACTGTCGACCTGGACGGCCTGCACATCGACGGAACCGCGCGTTGAGGCAACACGCGGCACGAAACTAGAGGCTGTAATCGGCTCGTCGAATGAGGAGGCACGAATAGATATCTCTGCCGTGTCAGTGCCGGCGATAAGGCGCTGAAGGCCAAGCAGCCAGAGGACACCCTGGCTGGTGTCAGTACCGATAGAGCGGACGACGGGCGCGGAATCTCCGGCATCATCTTCCGACAGGTCGTCGTAGACATCAAAAGCATCCGAAGTCGATCCATAAACCACTCCTCCTCTGCCCCACCACAAACGTCCGTCGAAGAACGTGACTGATGAAGGCCACCCGTTGCGGTCGGACCACGTTCCCCGGTCCCATTGTGTCGTGCTGTCAGTCTCCGCGATCGGCGATAGCACCTCGGCTTCAAGTGTGCTCTCGTCAGTGTAGGCAGTGATGCGCAGGACGCCGTAGGTGACACCGCCCTCGAAGTCCAGCTCCACGTCGGCCTGACCGCTGGTTATGTCAACGGCGCGCCAGCGGTAGTAAACCGTCGAGTTGTCGAGCCCATCATTGAGATCGTCTGTGATGTTGGCCGTATATGTGACGTACCTCGAGAACGAGACGTCGTTGCCGATGGCCCGGTCAATCGCAACTGAGCCGACCCACGTGCCGGTAATCGCATAGTCGAACCGCCGGTCATTGCCGCCGGAGCCGGTGACGACAATGTTGTTGGACGTCTGGGCGGCAGCCGTGAAGGAGGCCTCGACGAACTGGGAATAGTGGACTAGCCGGAATAGCGAACCAACATCGTCTTCGGAGAAAATCGGGGTATCCGCAGTGAGCGTGACGTTGCCTGAAAGCCCGTCAGACGTCAGCGACACGCTCTCATCAGGCAGGATGTCGAACGGGCCGTCGTCCACCTTGTAGCGCACCACCGACCACGAGGTGGTGCTACGGCGCTCGATGCGGCGCTGCTGGTAGGTGCCGTCGGACGCGACAAATATCACGTCGCTCGACTGAGCATAGTTGAGGCCCCGGAGATCCGCGGTAGCCCATGGATGTTCCACGACAATGGTGCCGGACGGAGCAATGTCGCATTTTGTGACCACCGCTTCCTTCTCCTCGGCGTTGGTGAGCCGGATGTAAACCGTGCTGACGCCGTCGCCGGGCGTGAACGCCAGCGAATGGAAGCCTTCTTCTAGACCAGTGTAGCCGAGGATCTCCTCGCCACCTGACGTGGTGCCGATGGACAGGCCGACCGGACCGGCAAGCACTTCTATCTCGAGTGCGTGCTCGGTCGTGTCATCAGTGCCGGAGACGGCGATGTCCTGCTCGATGGACGCCTCAGACCCGGACGCACCGGTCAGCGTGCAGTTACCACCGCTGATGACAGCCGTGGCGCCGGCATCGCTCTCGTCGGTCCATTCACCCTGGGCATCGAAATCACCCTCGCTGATCGTGGTGGAGACCGCCGCGCGCGTCAGGTAGCTGTCGCTGTCGGCATCGAAAATCCGCATGCCGTCCGATGAGAAGTGCAGCAGCGCGTTCTGCGAAGAGCCGAAGATGAACTTGAGGAATATGTTGTCGGCCTCGTTGACCGGGGCGTCGGCCTTGTAGCCGAACCCGCCCCGGAACTGGAAGGAGCCGATCACCTTCGGGAAGATATTTTCGTACAGCTCGCCGCTGAACCGCATCTTGTCGATGTCGAGGCGTTGCACGCTCTCTTTGCCGACTTCGCCACCGTTCAACGCATAGACTGGAGCCTGAGCGCGGGCCATGAGTAGATCCTCTCAACATTGCTAGAATGCAAATCTACCCGAAAAGCGCAACGACGCAAGGGTGATACTGTCAGGTGTTGCCTTCGGTGGTGTTAATCTCACCGCCCACCAGCGTGCCTTCGCGGTTGCCGCGCCAGCCGGCGCCACGGAACGAGCGCAACCATTTGCCCTGACGGATCGCCGTCTTCGGCATGTTTCGGGCGTCGTTGGACTTGGCCTTTAAGAGCTGCTTATCCATGCGCGCTTCGAGATCATCTTGTTTGTCTGTGCCTTGGGTAATGCGTTCGCAACTCTGGTACGCCAGCAGCAGTGCGCAAAACTCGAAGAAGCTCGGGGGATAGCTGTCGATCTCGGCATCAGCAGCAGCATCAGTTGTGATGTAGCGGACGTAGAGCGTGTCGGAGTTGGTGAACCACGATCCACGTTCGTCGTATACATCGAACGAATCAATATCGTAAGCCGCACTGTCAGTAAAATCACCATCGAACGAGAACGCTACCGTCCTGATCCAGTCACCGGGGTGATCGAACGCGTATTCATAGTTGGCGATAACAGTGGTGCTGCCAGATTGGCTGATCTCAGCCGTGACGGTAGCAAAGTTCCAATCTGATCTGGATAGCGCATCAAGGATGACTGTCGGCCATATCTCGTCAAGCACATGCGTGGGTTCGGTGTCATCAACAGCCGGATCGGTGTCAAAAATCTGGCCTTCCCCAAGGTGATATAGAGCCCTGTTATAGAGTTGCAGTTTAGTGGCCATGGCCTACCTCATTGTCAGGCAGACACGCTGTATTCCGTCGCTACGTCGTCCAGATCAAGCGTGCCGGCGTTGAGCCGATCAAGGATTTCGTCGCACATATCCTTTGATTGGATATTCTGCAAGACAACCTTGCCGTGCTGCAATATGCGGTTTTTTTCCTTCGCTGACCAGTTTTTAGTGAACTCGAGGTCATTGCCTGTCGTATCCTGAAGCGACCCTTCAGGGGCTTCAGGGATTTGGCTGGCGTCGTAGTGCACTGTGATCCGACGCAGCCTCACGCCACCGCGCGTGGCCTCGAGGACCAGATATTCCGCATGGAGCGAGCAGTCATCCGAGATCACCTCGAGTTTCACAGGACCGAAACCGCGGGCCTTGGCCAGGGTGTCGGCGTAGAACTGGAAGTAGTTCGGCGCTTCAATATCCTTGAGGGTGTGGGTGACTGGTACTTTCGCCGTGAACCGGCGAACCAGATAGTCAGATTCTTTTAGGCAGCCGCCCGGAAGCAGTTTACCTTTTTCCGCTGCGACGCGGTTGATTACTTTTCGTGCCATAGGTCAAACTCCTAAAATTGGCAAATGATTGAAGGTGCCCTGCTAGAGCAGAGCACCCGGTTCGTCGCGATCGCCGGCACCTTAGTCGGTGTCAGTGATCGTAAAGCCTGTGCCATCAGCCAGATCGACGGAGCCGTCCGATTCCACAGACAACACGATAGTCGTGCTGTAGCCGAGGATCGGGGAGGCCTTGGTGTACTGGTCAGTGAACGACGTCCACTGAACCACGTCAACCATGTCGCCAACCTGCATGCCGCGAGCTTCACCGTCCGAGACGTACCCAGATACACGAACCGCCGTCAAGGCGTCCGCAGTCTGAAGCAGCCAGCGGTTGGGACCGCCACCGGACAGAGAGCCGTTAACAAGGCTGAGGCCTTCGGAATTATATGCCATTCGTCAGTCCTCCGTTAAATGGCCGCGGTGTCGTCGTGGACGATTTTGATGATACCGGCCTGCTGCAGCACTTCCGAGCCATGGAAAATAGTATGGCGGGCGAAGCTGTAGTCGTCCTCTTCATCATAACCGATCGCGACGTCGATGCCACCAGTGTTCATGCAATAACCCACGGACGACTTCGCAAAAACGAAGCTTTCTGCAGTAGCAAGGCCGATATTCGGCAGGCCGGTGTGAACCATGTGCATTGCACCGTTCCACATACGAGGCTGCTGGGTGGCTCCGCCGAGCAGGAACTTGTCCTGGACGTAGTCAGAGCTGGTCCACTCGGAAAACGTCAACAGGCGAGCCCATGCCATTGGGGTCCAGACAAAGCAGAGCTGGTCCATGGCGAAAACGTTGTTTTCAAGCAGCTCAGCCATGATGGTCTGAATGTGGTTATACGTGACCGTGATAGCGGCACCACCGTTGTACTCGTTGGTGGCAGACTGCAGAGCATCAGCGATGATCTTGTCGTCCACTTCACGAGCCAGGGCGAGTGCGCCGCGGTTTTGCATAGCCTCACGCAGATTACCGTGAGCGGTGAAGATATTGAAACCCGTCTGGGTTTCCTTGCGGTGACGTTCCTCGAGAGGAATCGTAACCTGCGTATCCGTCGGATTGTCTGACGGGATCAGGCCGTTCACACCGCGAGATGTCGCACCATTCGAGGCACCTTGGATCGGGAAGACCGCTTGGTTGCCCTGAATGATCATCTCGGGAGTGGTGACATGACGCAAGGCTGTTTCACCACGCTGGAACGCCACGATCCATTCATCGCGGTACTGTTCCCTAGTGATTTGGTAAGCCATTATGCTCTCCCAATAGGTTAACGTTCACGAAAACGCTCATTGGGAATCAGACGGGACAGCTGCTCTGAGGGGGTCCGGTATTCCGGGGCTCTGCCGCTGTAAGTCTGGGCAACGCTGGTCTGCGTATCAAGTTCGGGGTGACGAAAGGGCCGTGTGAACGGGGGTCTTCGTCACGATGCAGTGACAAATGTAACCCCCGTCCTTGATTTATGTCAAGCCTCTCGCTGCTTCAGACGATCGAGCTTGGCGTAAATCTCGGTGAGTTCGGATTGGACTTTGTCCGATTTGTATTCGGCCTGCTGGTCCTTGTCACCGCCACGCAGCTTCAGCAATTCGTCCTTACGGGCGTTGAGATCAGTGCTCATTTGCTGCGTGTCTCCTGAGAAGATGGCGTTCGGACCGAGAGTGTCGGTGGCGACTTGAGCCATCATGCGCAGGAAATGCACATTGTCACCCAGGAATGTCCCGTCCGTGAACTGCTTCTGCACCAGACCGGTGGCGCCCTCTTCTCCCAGCTGGGAATCGAGAAATGTTTTCACGGCGTTGACATTGCCGGCATACTCGCCGCCCCATTCACCACGCAGGGTATCCGCAGTTTCGGCACGGGCTCTGACAGCGCCTTCAGCACGATCTTGCTGTTGGGCTTCGACGGTCTCTTCATACCAGTTGAGCATGCCTTGGGCCTGCTCTGCCGGAATGTTGAAGTCGTGCGTCGTCTGAGTGAACGATTCCAGCAGGGCGGTATCACGCTCTGTCGGCTGAACGGTCTCAGAGAAGTTGATGTTTTCACGGTAGTCTGTGACCTCATCAGGGATATCGACGGCCTCGCGATATGCGGCCACATCTTCATCCGAACTCTCAGCATCCACCACCAAAGGCTTGACACCCTTGGATATTTTGGCCTGAAGGTCCACGACACGCCGGGCCAGATCAGCAGGGGTCTTCACCCGTTTGAGCTGCGTCAGCATGGCAGTGTCGTCGCCAGCCATCTGCTCGCGCCAGTCGTCCGGGAACGCCGCAGGGCCGGGGCCGGGCGGATCTCCTGGGTCATCGAGTAGGCTGCCGCCGGGCGGTGGGTCACCGGCTGGTGGCGGGTCGCCTGCAGATGGCGGGTCACCGGCTGGAGGTGGGTCACCGGCTGGAGGTGGGTCACCGGCGGGCGGTGGATCGCCTGCAGGTGGCGGATCTCCGGCGGGCGGAGGGTCGCCGGCTGGAGGATCACCACCGGCAGGTGGGTCTGGTGGTGCATACACCGGCATAAATGGCCAGCGTCGAAGCTGAAAAGTCATGACAAATCTCCTAAAATGTCAAAGGCTTACGCCTGTTCGGTTTCATCGGAGACGAATTTCGACTGGTGCTGGATGAACTTCTGCATCTGTAGGCCGACAAATCTCTTGCCTTCCGCAAACACAGTATCCCGCTCCCCGCCGTGATCGTCGGGTCGATAGCTGATGTCGTGCGTTTGACAGATTTTATGAACTGCCAGTATCGCACGCTTCTGTTGGTCCGCGTTCGCCCTGCCACACGCGACGGCGTGGAGAGCCCGGACATCCGCCGTGTGCAAAACTCCCGGTAAATCCCTCAAAGAGGGCTCAGCGGACACGACACACGGCTTCCACGCCCGATTCGGGGGCGTGGTAGCGCCTTCAGCGCGGGGGCTCGGCGCCACCCGCACTGGTTTATTATCGCCGCCAGGGCGCTTTTTGTCTGGGTCAACGGCCATTTGAGTTACGTTTCCCCGCCATGGCGCGGGCTGTCCAGCCCGCGATGAACGGTGTTGGCGACTTCATGTCTAGCGGCAAACCGCATGCTCTGTGCCGCCACCCCGCTTGCCACATGCCGTCATCGTCACGTGATGTTACCAAACTGGGTTGTATTGCTGGTCTCGTTGGTACTGTCATTGCGCACCAGCCGCTTCAGCTTGCGCGATCTGGTTCACGCCGGTGCCGCCACGCTGCAGGGTGTCGGCCATCTGGGCCATTTGCTGCTGCTCCTGCTGCTGCTGCTGCTGTGCGGCCATCTGCATGCGCTCCTGCATGGCGATTTCTTCAGGCTTCAGCCAGTCTGCAGGTGCTCCAATGCCCTGCATGGCGTCCCTGACCCACTGAATCGGGTTCAGCTCGGTAGCGAGGCTCGGATCGAGCTGCAGCGCAGCGCTGCCGATGCCCATGGCCTCTTGGAACTGGGCCGCTTTCTTGCGATCACGCTCGGCCTGCAGCGGATTGTTGAAGGTGTAGGTGATGTTCTGAGCCAGCAGGTCGCGTGGGATGTTCTCGATCGGGCCATATGCCCCCAGCCGCATGGCCGTGGTGACAATGCGGTCAAGGTAGCGGTACACGATCTCGTCCTGCGCGGGCTCGAAGATCGGCACCAGCTGCCTGATGTTCTGCTGGATCAGCTGGCTCATCTCGTAGGCAGTGCCTTCGCCGGCAGCCTGCGGCATGTTCAGCTTCGAAATGTATAAGGCCTCGCCCATGAGGCGGTGGAAGGTCATCAGCATGGCCTCGCCGAGCTTGACGTTCTTGCCCAGCTCGAGCGGCACCAGCGGCGCTCCCATGCGCTCGTCGTATTCAGCATCGACCCACGTGATGCCGCCCGAAGTGATGTCCACTGGAGAAGAAATCGCCTCGCTGGTAGCAATCAGCGGTGGGTCGACCTGCTTCTCGCCAGCCTCGATGAAGGTCTGCATCATGGTCTGGAGGCCCCGAGACATGGGCAGAGCAGCCATTGTGGCCGGCGAGAAGGGGTAGGCGCCCCAGCCTGAGACTGTGCGCCAGCGTGAGACGATGTACGGGAACTCCATTTCCGGCAGTTCCTGGATGACTTCGCCCTGATCGGACAGGTAAACGCTCACGAATTTGGCATCGTTGGGAATGTTGCGCACCTCTTCGGAATACATATCCCGAGGTATGGCAATATGTCGCAGTTTTACTTTGGCGTCGGCGTCGTTGTCGTAGGTTTCTTTCAAGTGTTGCGGCACTTTTGCGCGCGGCGCACCGTCGAATTTCGTCACGCAGTTGCGTGCGGTGGTGTTGATCTTGCGCCCCAGCCGGTCGATCTCGTTGTCGTCGTTGGTGTTGAAGGCGGTGTCGCGCATGTGCCAGTTACGGCACGTGAACCCGTCGTATTGCTTGTTCAGATTGATGCTCGAGACCCCGCCGCCGAACTGGGCGAAGTCATGCTCGTGCTCCTTGGCCATGCGGGTGAAACCACCACGCTTGTCGTACAGCATCGACCGGGTAACCTCGGTCATATAGTCCAGAAAAACGCGGTTTTCCTGCTTGTTCATGATCCGATCGTCGTCAACGGCGATCTTGAACCACTCCTCGGAGCGCAGCATGGTGCCAAAACTGTCGCCTAAGTCGCGCGCCATGATCAGTGGCGTGGGGTCGGTGATATGCGAGGCGAACTCCTCGCCGAGATAAATCTCGTCGGTGAAGTCGGCCTTGTGCGGGGCAAAAAAGTAGCCAATCTCCTGGCAGAGACTGTCCCACGTTTCCTTTTGCCCGAACATCCGGTCACATAGCGACAGGAGGTCTTTGCCTTGCTGGCTCATTGTTGGCTCTCCTGCTCCGGCATCGCCGTTTCCGTGGGCTCAGACGCGAACTCGCCCTTCATGTAGGCAGCCGCGAACACCCAGATGATCACCAACGCCACGAAAGACATCACGCACCCGGTGCTGGGCAGCTCGAAAGGGGTCTTCGGCCCGCGTCTTGAGTGACCGTGCATCAGCTCAGCCAAGCAACGTGCGCGAAAACTCCGTACCGAAGCCCTTGCCACCATCACCCGTCAGGGCGGTTGAAGCACGCCCACGGCGTGTGCGCAGCGCGGTAATCCGGCGCCGGCGCGCTTTTGACGCTGTCGCCTCATCTGGGAGAGGTGCGGGATCTTCCTGCTCTGGAATGTCCGGGGCGAACAGTTTCGACATGATCGTGATCCTTCCGTTTGAACTTTTTCCGCCTCTTACCGCGGGGGTCCATCTTCGTCTTCGACGATGTTATCGCCTTGAGCTGCGTCGGTTTCCGCGACTGGCGGTCCTGTGCGGCCTTCGGCCTCTTTAGCACACCCGAGTGGCTCACGTGAAGCATGATCGTGGTGTCGCCCTTGTCAGGCGACCGCCCCAACCGTTCCCTCATCTCTTCCTTCGGCCCCACCGTGATCTCGCCACCGGCTTTCCGGGTGCCTTTGACCTCGTAGCGATACGCAGTAAGGTCCGCATAGAGTTCCGGGTCTGGCGGCAGCATAATCGTAGAGTTGAATGCCGGGTCGAGCGCTTCGCGCAGCAACCATACGGCCTGAGCCCTGAAATTACGAAACGTGAACAACCCATCGCGTGATTTTCCCGATGCACTCCGTGACCCATCAAAGGCGAAACAGTCAATATCAGCGTGCGCTAGTTGTGTCAGTGCGTCGCCAGCGTAACCGCCACCGGCATCGAGCACAACCCTGCAGCGATCGCGCATGACCTTGACGATCTCGGCAGCCGCGGTTGGCCCATCCGGTATCTCCTGGCCTTTCTTCGACAGGAAGCGCGAGAACCAGTCATCGTATCTCGACTGCACCTGAAACTTGTCGTTGCCGCCCTGCACCATGTCGGCTGCGGTCGCGGTCATGAGTTTTCCAGCCTCGGGCCGGTCCACCCAGCGCTCCTGCGCCTGGGTAATCCAGTGGCTGGGGATGACCTGCCATTCGTGATCATCACGACCCGCCGTGAAGGAGCCATACAAAAGCTGAGATCGTAGCGGTTCCGGGAGCGATTGAAGCTGTGCTCGATACTGAGTGTTTCGTAGATAGGGATTATCGTCGAGCTGGGCTTTGATGAACGTCCTGCTAAGTGCTTCATATTCCTCACCATTCCTGACGTACACGCCCGGCCCGTCAACCCACTCGGTCTCGTTTCCGACCACGATCGCCCACCTCAACTCGCCCGGAGCGGCGGCAAACGGGTGTTTCGGCTGCAACCATGGCGCAAACTCCTGCATCATCCACTCGCCCTCGCCACCACGTGGCGGGTTCGAGCCCAGAATGACGCGGGTGCGCTGTCCTTCAGTGGTAGTTCTGAGCCATGCGAGCAGGCTGAACACCTGTGAGCGGGTAAACTCACCGGCCTCGTCGAATGCCATGTAATCGCGGGCCACACCGGCGTGCTTTCGCCAGTCCAGCTCCTGCGGCAGGCCTGCAAATTTCAGCCTGCAGCGCTCTGGCTTCGGGTCCGGCTTGTCCGGGGTGGGTTGGCCTGGGCGTTCAAACACCCACAGCTTCTCGACCTTGTTGTAGTCGCCGATCTCGCCCAGCACCTCGTGGCTGAACTCGATCAGGCCGTCGAGCTGCGTCGCCTCACGCCTGAAAACGATGCCCTCGCGGTGCTCGAGCGCCATGCACCCGACCTCGAGAGCTGACTTGCCGCCGCCGGCAGCCCCACCGTACAGCAGCAAGTCTGCCTCCGAGTGGAGCGCATTGGTTTGCGGCCCCACAGAGGAGATAAACGGCTGGGCCAGAATCTGTTGGGTCATCTGGACCAGCGCAGTGCGGTCATCGGCGCTGAGCGCGTCGATGACCTTCGTCAGATCACCTAAGTCGAGTGGTATCTGCTGCGGCAGTTGCGCCATCGGCGTCGGCGGTATCTCCGTCGCTTTCGGCGTCTCCGGCAAGGCTGTCTGGCCCGCTGTCAGGGCCTCGGTCTGCGTTGGCGAGAACGGTTCCGGTGTTATCGGTTCCGGCCCCGTCACCGTCGCTGCCAGATTCCGCATCGGCTCCAGCGTCAACGCCTCTGAAGCGTGGGTGGAGGTGCGCCGGGTTGGCTGCGCCTTCGTCTGCCTGCGTTCCGCTCTGGCCTGCCGGCGCTTGTCCGGGTCGATCGTCATCAGAGTTTCCCGTCTGTGCCGTGTTCAGAGAGTTTTCTTGAAGCCCCGGGTCCGTATTTGTCTGTGGGATCGGGTTCTTCGCCGGGTCCAGCGATCCGCCGGGCCTTAGATCGTCCGGGTCTTTTTGTGGCTGGTTCGCCATCGCCGCTCTGGCCTGCGCTGTCTTGCCCTTGGCCGGGGTTTCCGACTTCGCCCTCGAGTGCACGAGGCCCTGCTTCTGTTTGCCGAGGCGGTTCTTGTTCCTCTTTTTCGGCAGTTGTCTGCGGTTTCGGTTGCTTACTTTCGTTTTCATCCTGGGCATGGTGTGTCACATCCTTTGCGTTATCCGACGGGTGTGCCGGTATGTCGAGCACTGAGACGCCCTTAGTCAGCAGCAGGGCTACGGCTTTCGCCAGCTCGAGGGTGGTGACGTCAGTGCCGCTCATTGGCACGACGCCCGTGTTGCTGACTTCGCTGTGGTCCTTCAGCTTCAAATCACGGACCACCACGTTCGCATTCAGCAGATCAGCCAGGCCACCCTGCAACTTCTGGTCATGGATAACACTCTCCACGCGGGTGACGGTTGGCAGAAATTCGGGCTTTTTTCGCAGGCCTTCCCACGTATCTGCCGAGATATCGAGGAAATTCAGCAGGCTGGTCATGGTCATCGCGCGCATCTTCTTCAGCGGCACAATGCTGGCATCGCCCTTGTAGCTGACGACTTTCGCCTCCCACAGCGGGTGCTCTTCACACCAAGCGAAGTACTCGCGAGAGGCCTCCCACAGCTGGTCAGGCAGGGCAAAAAACGGTGCGTCACCATAACTCGAGCGCGCATCCCAGAAACGTGTGATGTCGGAGCTTTGCTCGTGCATGAACTCGCGCATGCGCTGGATGGCAGTTTTTGGCTCACCATCATCGCCGTCTTCTTCGACTTGCTCGTCGTCAATTTCGGGCGGCGGGGCCTTGGCCCGTTTGCCCCGCGGGGGTTTTGGGGTGCCGGCTGATTTCAAAAAATTATTCGGGCTCGGGGCCTGGGTCATGAGCTGAATCCTACTTTGCACGAAACGTGCATCTTAAAGCTTAAAATGTCAAATCTGTTTGGAAAAAATTAAGATGCACCGACAGTGCAACTGGAAGCTGTTATTTTCGATTTTGATCCGTATTTGTTGTGTGGGTCAATGGGCACTGAACTTTCTAAAAGGGGGCACCGCTATATATGGTTTTCTGTATGGAGCTTCGCACGTTTTTCCTAGTGGCGCGCGCGCCGGGCGCGCGCAAACGTGGTGTTGCTGGCCGTCAGGTCCGCCGCGATGGCCGTAATGATCACGTTGCGTCGATAAACACGCTCTGCAGTGGAATATGCCACGTGCGCGAGCCTACAGCGTCGCCGTGCGGCGTGCAAGTCATGTGGTATTGGAGTACCGTTTTGCTACATTGCAAAATCCGTGCAAACTAGCCACGTGCCACACGGCGACCAGAAACCGGCGCGATTTTGCGCGTACGCCACGTTAACGGGAATGTGGTTAACTCACACAATATCAGTGCCGCAAACGGTGACGCTACCCGAACAGGGTGTGAGGGGTGTGAGCTGTGAGCCATGGTTCAAAACTATTTAGTAATTCCTGAACCCCCCTTTCGGATTTTGTCAAACTTTTTGGAACAGTGCTCACAGCTCACACCCTTATTTTTACTGAAATCATTGAACATTCTGGCACCCAGGGTGTGAGCCAACACTTTTTAGCCATATTATACATGCCGACAACTGAATATGTATTTTGCCAGATTGCACGATCCGTGCGACCTAGCACAACCCAGACGTGCACAACTGGCACCCGTTACACTTCGTCACATTCCTGCCGTAATCACGCTCACAGCAAACGGCCATTTTCGGACCCGAAATCACGCCATCGCTCACATTTTGCCACCCTGGATAAAAGCCCAGCAATATCAACAACTTATAGCTTCGTGCGTTTTTTCTTGCACTTTACATGCATTTGTGCATATAATGTGCACACGGCGCACATGCCGTGCACATGCCGATTTGATACCGTATCGCACCATCTGGTGCACCTAGAGGAGAGACAACCGTGAAAGTCCTGATAGCATGCGAATGTAGCGGCACGGTCCGCGACGCGTTTCTGGCACTTGGCCATGACGCGTGGTCATGCGACCTGAAACCATCCGAGACACCAAGCAACCGGCACATTCAAGACGATGTGCGCAACGTGCTCGCCTTCAGCCAATGGGACTTGCTCGCCGTCATGCATCCGCCCTGCACGCGGCTGTGCAATTCCGGCGTGCGCTGGCTGAAGAAAGCACCACCGGGCCGCACCCTTGGCGAGATGTGGGCCGACCTTGACGAAGGCGCTGCGTTGTTCTCCGCGTGCTGGAATGCAGACGTGCCGCGCATCGCTGTCGAGAACCCGGTGATGCACAAGTATGCAAAAGCCCGCATCACCAACTATCAGCCGTTTGCCCAGTCCGTTCAGCCGTGGCAATTCGCCCAGTCTGAAGACAGCGCCGACAATGAGAAAAAGCGCACATGCTTCTGGCTGAAGAACCTGCCCAAACTGACAGCCACCGGCCAGCTTGACGGCACCACGGCCCGCGACAGCGTCCACAAGGCAGCGCCCGGCGCGAACCGTGCAACCGAGCGTAGCCGCTTTTTCCCCGGCATGGCCGCTGCCATGGCACGGCAATGGGGTGGCGCTGCATTGAACGCCGTCTATGACTTCCCGCCCGTTGGCAGCTCGCCAATGGCCACCGCTTGATTGCATCGCTGGACAGCGCCCGGCAACGGCGCGCTGGCCTACCATGCAACCCCGCATGACCTAGAGGAGAGAGAACGATGTTTGACTTGCAAGCTGAATTGATCGAATGGGCAGCGCTGGAAGATGCACACCGCGCCGAGCAGATCAGCGACAGTGACCGCGAGGCGCTGGACGCCTTCCGGGTGCATTTTGAATGTGTGGACCTGAACGCCGTGCGGTTCTGCCGCTGCGTCGATCCGTCAATCTATTCCTGCTGATTGCATCGCTGGCCAGCCGGGCAACCGGCTGGCCTACCATGCAATCCTGCATGAACTAGAGGAGAGACACCCATGGGTGACCGCGCACTTGTAATTTTTCACGATGACACCACCGTTTCACCGGTGATTTACCTGCATTGGTCAGGCAGCGAGGTGCCGCAGCTCGCGGCAGCACACGAAAAGCTGATGGCCGACCGCAAGGGCGATGTGCAGTATGCCGCCGCTCGCTTCGTTGGCCTTGCGCATGAACAGATCAGCGGCAATCTTTCGCTGGGTATCTGGAATGCGGACGCCGACCTGCAAGCTGCAGTCCTGCAGATCACAGCGGACCCGACCAGCAAGGCAGCGGCCAGCGTGCTGGCCAGCGAAAGCCACGGCGACGCCGGGGTGTGCGTGATCGATTGCCGCGATTTCACGTGGAAGGCATTCGGCGGATACCTGAACAGCGCCGAGACTGACGAAGCGGACGACTAGACCGCGATTGCATCGCTGGGCCGCACCCTGCCATCCTGGGTGCGGCCCTACCATGCAATCCCGCATGACAAGAGGAGAGAACCACATGTTGCAGTTTCTGGCGCACGACACCGTTAATGATGTCGCGCTGATCAAGACCAGCTTTCAATTGCATGTGCGATACGGGCTTGACGTCAAGACCTTTGCACTGGGCGAGATAGACGCGGCAATGGTGCAGTTTCACCATGCACAGCGTCACGCGCTGGATTGTGAGGCTGTATGAAGTACCACCTGACACCCGTGTCACGTAACCGCAAGGTCGGCCCGATACCGGTCAGCACCAGCCACCGCGACACCTGCCCGACGTCCTGCCCGTTTCTGGACGCCGGGTGCTATGCGCAAGGCGGGCCGCTGTCGCTGTGGTGGGGCCGGATGATGAAACAGCCGAATGTCGGCAGTGACTGGCAGACGTTCGTGGCCAAGGTGCGCGCGCTGCCGGCTGGCCAGCTCTGGCGGCATAATCAGGCAGGTGACCTGCCCGGCACTGGCGATAACCTGGGCGTGATGTGTGTTGACGAGCTGACGAGTGCCAATGGCCGCTCGCGCGGGTTCACCTACACGCACAAGCCTCTGACCACACAGCGCGAGCGTGACGCCATCGCTAGGGCGAACCGTGACGGGTTCACCATTAATCTGTCTGCCAACTCGCCCGCGCACGCTGACGAGCTGGCCGCGCTGGAGATCGGGCCGGTTGTCACTGTGCTGCCGTCTGACCAGACGACCAACAGCGAAACACCGGCAGGTCGGACAATCGTCATCTGCCCGGCGGTCACGCGTGACGATGTGAGCTGTGCCACGTGCCAGCTTTGCCAGCGCCAGCGCGAGACGGTTGTCGGGTTCCCGGCGCACGGATCACAGCGTCTGAAGGTGACGGCAGTCACAAGAGGAGAGAAAAATGTACGGGTTTAAGACCAGAGACGAAGCACGGCAGGCAATGCGCAACGTCAAGGCGGGGCATTGCAACCGTGATGAACCTGCGGACGCGACGTACAAGGTCATGCCGCATTCATGGTACGAAGGCAACAAGCCTGCAAGCTGGGGTGTTGCCCGGTACACGCCGTACCAGCGCACCAGCGGCAACAATGAACCGCGCTTTAATGGCTTTGTCTGGTTTGCTTAGGTGTTCACCGCTGGGCCGCACCCTGGGTGCGGTCCTACCGTGCACACCGCACGATAACCCTAGAGGAGAGTAAGACATATGAAGCATGGAAAAACGATTGTTGAACTGGCTAACGAAATCCAGCGCCGTCAGGACGCGAAAGCGGACTTCGTTGCAGACACCCAGCAACTGCAGATGCGTGCCACGGCAGACGCCGCGCCCGCTCTTGTGGTGCCGGTGGCCGGTGAGGTGCAGACGTTTCCTATCCAGCAGACTGCACACCGCCAGATTGGCCAGCGCACCAATATCCCGGCGGCGTATTATGACCGCATGCGCGAGACCGCGCCGGAGTTGCTCGCAACCAACGTCAATCACTGGTTTGAGAACAACGCCGAGCGGCGCATGGTGCGCACCCTGGACGGCAAGGCGCGTGCATTCCTGTCTGACCGCTACCAGCGGATTGACAACGAACACATTGCCGAGGCCATTCTGCCGGTCCTGATGAACACGCCGGGCATTGCTATCGCCTCTTGCGAGGTGACCGAGCGGCGGCTGTACATCAAGGCAGTCAATGAGCGGTTGCGGGCTGATGTGCGCAAGGATGATGTTGTCGAGGCTGGCGTGATGATCACCAATTCCGAAATCGGTTTTGGCGCGGCATGCGTGACACCGATCGTGCATCGTCTCTGGTGCCTGAACGGTTGCGTGATCAATGACGCCAAGTTCCGCAAGGCTCATGTCGGCGCACAGGCTGACACGTCAGAGAGCGTTTACGCGATGCTGTCGGACGAAACCCTGCGGGCCGATGACAATGCGATCATGCTCAAGATGCGCGACGTTGTGAAGGCGTCGCTGGAGCAAGCGTTCTTTGATCAGCAGGTCAACAAGTTCCGCGAAGCTGCCGAGGGTGAAAAGATCGTGCGCCCGGTGGAAGCTGTCGAGGTGCTGGCCAAATCGCACCAGCTCAATGAGACCGAGAAAAACGGCGTGCTGACGTCACTCATCGAAAACGGTGACCTGACACGCTACGGGCTGTTGAACGCCGTCACGGCCACGGCCCAGACGGTTGAGAGCTATGACCGGTCAACCGAGCTTGAAGAGCTGGGCGGTAAAATCCTGGAGCTGGACCGCTCACAGTGGCACGCGTTCGCTGAAGCTGCCTAACCTGGACTAGGTGCACACCGCTGGGTCGCGCCGAGCACGGTCTAGACCGTCCGGCGCGGCCCTACCGTGCGCACCTGCACGACAACAAGAGGAGAGAGACATGCCACAGTCACGTGACCGTGTAAAATTCAAGTTCACCGATTGCGACAGCAACAAGCGGGCCGCTATGGACGCGGCCATGCGAGCCTTCAAGCTGAAACACCACGAAGCCGATAAGCTCTGGTTCAACTGTGCGGAGATCACCTGCCGTCCGTCACAGTTCGCCCGGTTCCTGATCTACCGCTCTGAAGGCGTTAGCAACAACGGGTTCCGCCAGTTCAAGGCCAAGCTGGTGGAGCAGGAATGCGAAGGGCGCTTGACCAAGCTGGACGTGTCGCAGCGGTTCCACACCGAATGCGATTGAATTGCACCCTGCCTGGGCGGGCTCATCTGATCACGCGCGGGCAGGGGTTCCGGCTGTACGTCACCGTCTGGCTGTTTGGCCGTCGGTTTCACTATATGTGGCCTGGGTGATCACCGCTGGCCAGCCCGACAC